AGTCACCTGTGGCAGAGGATGCACCTTTGTAACCTGTGGCAGAGGATGCACCGCAGTTACCTGTGGCAGAGGATGCACCGTAGTCTTCATCACTTTCAGCTTCTTTTTTAACTCTACTCATAGTAAAATCAATGGCCGCCTTTACCAGTCCAGAAATATCCAATCTCGCACCAATCTTTATTTTTGTGGATGCAACCTTGGAATCATCTTCACCTCTGTCAAATTCACCGTTCTGCTCCACTTCATGGTAAACAGATTCGTTCGGAGAATAATAACCAAGGCAATCCAGAGGATATTCACAAGCATGGAATCCGCTGTGGCAGGCATCTGCTGTCTCCTCTTCGTACTCCTTGCCTTCTTCGTACTGAAATCCACGGCAAGTCATGTCCTTGTTGAACCCTTTGTAACTCTTAATTACTTTTTCCATTTTTCACTTCCTCCACTTTCAAAACCGCATCATCACTTCTGCGGAACATAATCAACTGACTGTCAACATCAGGAATCTTCCAAGGGTCAAGGCTTTCGGTATCGTCAACCATGATAGGCAATTCCACACCGCACCGCTTCTGAAACGCATTGCAAATGTCAATTTCCGTCAGAATCCTTGCTCCGTGGTTCATGTTTCGGCTGTAAGGCTCTCCACGGTATGTAAAGTCACAACATTCTTCCGTGTCACCATTCACAAGAGGTCTAAACATCCGCACAGTGCAGAAGCAAAGATACTTGTTCACATCAGCTTCCAACAGTTCGTTCTTCTTCCGGCTGAATTTCTTTAACAGGTCAAGCTGTGCCTGCACATCCGTAATCTTCTGTGCAATGTTCTTGCGCTCCTGTTCCAGTTCTGTGATACGCTTATCCACACTCTCGTTAATGCTTACACTCGCCAAAAACTTATCAACCACAGAAATATCATTGCGGATCTGCTCTTCATCACCTTTTAACTGGATTCTGAGAAGATTCATGTCAGTGAATTTGTTCATGGAAGCTTCTTTCTCAGCAATCTGTGACTGGACAGCTTTGTATTCTTCTGTGTTGGAAATATCCACGCTTGCCGGAATGGAATTTAAGTCATTATCAGCAATGGCAACCTCTTTTTCCAACCGCTCCACTTCATCCTCGGTCTTTTTCAGTTCCTCACGCTTATGTTCCAGTTCTGTCTGGTCCGCTTTTATATGGTCAGCACATGAAGAACCCTCTTTGGTAATCAGTTCCAATTCATGTGCCTTATGCGTATCAAACTCCGTTCTTAACTGCTCTTTCTTCTCTTCCGGATATTCCTGTCCACAGTAGGCGCAAATCAGAGAGTTTTCATCAAATTTAAGGCTTTTATTCAAATCCCAACTCTTCTTCAATTCCTGTCTCTTCTGCTCATACTGTGCAATGCGCTTTTCCAGTGCAGTGATCTCTTCACGAATTGTATCTGCTTTAAGCAACTCTTTCTGATGTTCATTCTGAATCTGATTCAGTGTTGTGCGCTTCTCTCTTCTGTCCGCATCCAGTTTTTCATTTGCTTTCTGCTGCAATTCGCTCAACTGACCTTTCAGTTCAATGATTCCATCAGACAACTTATCGTAGGAATTCATGCTGTTCTGCGTATCTGTCTGCTGCTTAATGTTCTCTGACAGCTTATCCAGTAAAGCTTTCTTTTTCAGTTCCAGATCCGCAAGGTCAATATCTACTCTCTGACGGCTTACCTCGTCAATTCGGCTTGGAATTTCATCTAACAAGTCCTGCAAGCCCTTGGTTCCATTTCTTCCCCTTGTGCCGTACAACTGCGTATTGCAACGCTTTTTCAGTTCATCAACAGTGCCATCCTGCAGAACAGTCCTTAATGCTTCAAACTCCGGAAACTGATTGCAAATGTCATCATTACTGTGCTGACCAAACATATCAGTAAGAATTGCTCTCTGATCCGTGCCACCTTTCAGCAGAAGTGTCATGGCATTGATGCAAAGTGAAAACTTTTCTTTTCCGCATACACTCTCTTCCAAAAACGCTTCAAAATCTGCTGCCTTTTTTGGAATATCATTCACATAGTAATCCGTGACATTTCCGGTAAACTCGCCTTTCTTATTGAAGTTCTGACGGCATACTTTTTTCAGAACCTTGTCTGTACCGTCAATCTCCACGGTAACTTCTGCGGTAATATCTCCGTCGATGTCATTGCCGTCCTTATCGTGCGGTCTGATTCCGGTGATCTCTCTGCCGTTCTCGTCACGGCATCCAAAAATATACTGAATTGCTCTTTTGATCGTGGACTTACCTGTTTCATTTACACCGGAAACCTCTGTCCGGTCGTATAAATCAGTGTCCACTACGTTAGAACCATAGAATTTGCAGAAATTCTGCAAAAAGGTGTGTTTAATCCTCATTTTTCCTATCCTCCCAAAGATATAAATACAGTGAATTAACAAACATATAGATTGAGACCGGCTTGTATGTCTCATTGATCTCCTTGTATAGCTCTGTGCTTGTGTTCATCTTATCAACAACCCACTTGATTGCCCGGTACACGCTTTCCTTGGTTGTGCTGTGTTCCTCTCCGATAATCCGGTAGATTTCAGAAAGTCTTCTGTTCCGGTTCTCAAACATCAGCGTTTCAACCTCGATGATGTACTGGAATCCCGGCAAGTACTGTTTCAGCCCCAGTTCTACCAAGATTTTTCTTATCTTCCTTTCCATTTCCTCACTCCTCCGGCTTTCAGTCTTCTGTTACGTGGATCATGTTGTCCTCTTCGCTGATATACAAGATTCCTGCATCTAACAGTCTCGCAATCAGAATCTCATTCGCACGGACGATGGGGATAATTTGTCGCTTCTGCATGAAAATACTCCTTTCTTAACCATTTTTTCTTCCCGGTATTGCGGTTTACAATTCTGTAATAGAATGCTGTTTCACGGTCAACTTCCCATTCTTTCGGACTGTAAAATATCTTTCCGATGCACCCTTTGACGGTAAACCGCTTTTTGGCACTCATACGGTGTCCTCCGCAAGTTTTCCTTGATTCCACCATGAGAAATCACAAACGCTGTCCCTTGAAAAAGAAGTAGCACCATTAGTCCATGTAAATATTTCCCCACCTTCAAATTTTGCAAAATATCTAGGTTTCCAAGGGTCACTATCGGAATCTCTTACGTACACTTTCGTGTCCACAGGCACTTTCGACCAGTCAACAGGTGGTTCAACATATTCCTGCTCTGCCCATTCTTTGAACCTTTCCCTGCATCTGCTTTTATCACTCCATGCGCAATCGGAACAAAGTATTACATTGCAATCACATAACTTTCCTTCTTTGTCCACAGCTATCTCTATACTATCAAGTGCCATGTCAATAATCTGTTCCGCATACTTCTCTCTGTTCGTCATTTTCCATTCATCCTTTCCAGTTCTGCGCTCCTGGTTAATATCCAGTCTGCGTAATCACTTAATTCTGTCTTTGTAGCTGCGTTCTTCTCTCCGTGGTAAACCATGAGGACAATTCCTACATCACAGTACTTTTCAAATAATTCCGACAAGTAGTCGGCTCCCACATGGATATTGCCGTCCACAGAGTAGATGTCCGTCACTCCCAAACGTTCCATGCGGTCTTTATGCCATCTGTCAGAAATCTGCATCAGACCTTTGCAACCGCCACTTTCCACATCCGGTCTGCCGGAAGATTCTTTCTCGATCATTGCCATAAGCAGTTCCGGGCAGATGCCATATTCCTCACCGTACTTTACACACGATTCCTGCGCTTCCTCGGAGATAAAACTACCGGATGGCTGTGCTGTGGAAGTAAATGTGATGGAGAGTGCTATTATAATAGGAAGAAACATCTTTATTGTTGTTCTCATAGGCTTAATACCATTCGGATACGAACGTACCCAGTAAGTCACTGATAATGACATCCAAAAACATATTTGATCCGTCCTCTTCCTCTGCAATGTATGTCGTTAAAATTGCATTTGTAAAACTTACTCCATTACCCATTTCTACTTCAATATCTGTTACAGATACACCGTACGAAGCTTCTTCATCATAGAACAACTTCTGGAATGTGGAGGCACTGTCTACTTTTGTAAAGTACATTGCCTTCCCTTTGTTGTCCGTTGATGTAATTACACTGTTACTCAATTTCAAATATTTGTTTCCCATTCCTCTTCCTTTCTATGAGCAGTACCTCATTGCGTAATTCTTTACGATTCCCTCGAAAATTGCTTTCAACTGCGGTTTCTCATAAATAATTTGAATTTTAGTTGTGCCGTTTTTAATAGCTGTTTCGTTATTCCCTGCCTTTTTCATCTTATTTATCTTGTTCCTTTGAAGCATATTTAAGCTACAATGTGCTGTCGTTTCCAGTTCACCGTACAGCTGTCCATATAATGTCTGATATCCAATTCCACTCTTAACTGAAATCTCCCGTATCCTTCCATTTATTTCCGATTTCCAGTCTCCGATAGGCTTCGTGAAAATATCTTTCATGTTGGAGACAGTCTGCTCTATGCGGTTTACCTTTTCCGCTTGTCTCTTCTGTTCCAGCTCCTGTCTCGCCATACTTTCAGCCATTTGCATAACCATCTGCATCTGTGGAGAAAGTTGTGACCGATTTATTACTTCCTGTTTCGCCCTGTCCTCTATGGTGATAAAATACTGTCTTGCTTCTTTGCCCCTTGCAGAATGGCTTTCCATTGACAGATGTTTTGCAAAGTCGGTAGTTAGTCGGTAATCCTTGCATTCGTTACCGTTCGTCACTGTGACGAACCCCCACCAATCCTTGTTTTCTTCATAGAACTCATTCTGTTCAATGTTCCTTTTCGCCCATTTTGAAAAGTTGCTTTTCTCTCCGCTTAAGAACTCATACAGTGCTTTTGCGGTAGTCATTCCGTTTTCATCAACACCCAGTGCAATCTCAATTGGTGTTTTCATGTTTGATGTTTGTAATTCGTTCATTGTTCTCCTTTCTGTGGTATAATGTTCTAAAAAACTGGAGGTTTCATATGCTTCTCAAAATCGAAAGAAAAGTACTTAGAAAAACTGTAAAATCTTCTGAATGTTCCATTTCATTGTCTGAAATAGGGAATTACAATGGTGAAGATGTTTACCAAGCATTTTTATCCTTAAAGGAAAAGGGATATTTCACCATAGTTAGTTCATCCATAAATCGTGAAATGTTCACATTTACTTTGTCTTCAAAAGGAAGATTCTATAAAGAACATTTATTTCTCTCATTTTTGAGAAATATACTCATACCGTTTGTTGTAGCTTTAATAACTGCAACTGCCACATACCACTTAGAAAAAGTAGCAGATAGCTATTCCGACAGCCGCCCCAGCCAATGCACTTATGAGTTGAACCAATGCAGTGATCCAAGGTTCTAATTTGTCAAGAAGATCTCTCTTCTGGCGGTAAGTCCATTTTTTCATTCATGTTCTCCTTTCAGTTCATGAGAAACAGCATTACAAATGATCGTAAGCTTTTTCTCTTCATCCTTCACGGACTTCTCAATTCTTTTCAGAGTACCGTCAATGCTCTTTAAGGTTTTGAGAAGTTCTCTCTCAAATTGGATTTGCATTTTCTTCCTCCTGCTTCTTAACAGATTCCTCTGCCATCTTCTCTGTCTTGCCGAGAATATATCCCTTGTCGAAATCGGACATATTCGGAATGGCTCTCTTTAACTTCTCAACGCTTTTTTTCTCTTTTTCACTCATTCAATTAACTCCCTATTTGTGGTATACTCTCCTTATTCTGATATAAGGAGGTGAATTACATTGGATTCCAAAGAATACGCATCCGCTTACGCCATTGCTAAAATTTGTGGATATACCGGAAGTTTTGATGATTTTAAGAACCTGTACGACCAATACTATTCAGAAATCGTCAATTCTTTACCGAAAGAAAAACCACAATTAGCAATAGCAGCGGCAACTAACAATCCTTTCCATATCCAGAGCCGTTCCTAAAAGGCGAAATGGCGGTAAGGACTTTGATAGACAAATCAATATTTGTTTCTTCGATTTTCTTATCGCCATCTATAATGCTTTTGTAATCTTCGATAATATCAAACGCAATGTGCTGTGCCATCTCGTCAATTCCAACAAAACGTGAATCAGCTTTCTGAACTATATTTGCTTTACCATTTTTGTCTAATACCACATATCTCTGTTTTTCCATGTTTTTACCTCCCTATTCCAGTAACTCGTCTACTTTTACTCCAAGGACTTTTGCAACAGCCTTTAAATTGTCAACTTGCGGAGCAGATTCATTCCACTTTCGGATAATTCCATTGCTCAATCCGGCTTTCTGCTCCACTTGATAAATATTTGTTCCTTTCTTATCACAAATTTCCTTGATTCTGTCGTAACAATTCAATCTATCACTTCCTTTCTCTTGATTTAGGAATTTAGAGAAAAACTTGACAAAATTTAGAGAATGTTCTAATATAGTAACTGCCAAGAAACCACAGAGAACATTTTTAAATTTAGGCTTTCCTCTAAATCCTAAATTTATTATATAGAGTGTTCTCTATTTTGTCAAGCATATTTTTAGAGTATCATCTAAATTTTTGGGAGGACACTATGACTACAGTAGAAAGAGTAAAATCTATATGTAAAGAAAGGAAAATAGCCATTTCTAAATTAGAGACTTCTTGCGGATTTAGTAATGGATATATAAGAAGTTTAAAAAAGGGAGTTATTCCGGATGACCGTATAGAAGTAATTGCGAATTTTTTAGGAGTTTCTATTGAATTTTTGTTGACCGGTAAAGAAGATGGAGAAAAATATTCAGCAAAATATGCTAGATTAGTTTCTTTTTTAAGAAATGATCCCGATATGGAAGATTTATTGATTAAGTACTACAATCTTTCGGAGAAAAAAAGAAGTACTGCATTTTCCGCATTTAAAATGATAATCGGAGGTGCGGAATGAAGAGAAAAATAAAAGATTCTAATGATTTTTTTGGCTATTTAATATCAATAAAAAATAAAGACAACAATGTTGTATTAGGTAGGATTTCAAAAGATTATGGTGATTCTGCCATAGATGATTTTATTGATTACATAAATGAACTAGAAGAAATGAAATATATAAAAATAAATTCATTAGAAGACATACATATAGTAAAAAGTAAAGAGCATAATTACATAAGTCCTTTTAAAAAAATTATTGATTATATAGGTCCAAAACTTGTTTACGTTTTAGTGTACTTTATGGGATTATGCTCTCCAATATTTACAGAATATTTAAAGAAAATATTAGGTCTATCTTAAGAAATAATTTGTTAATAATCCTAAAAAGTAAATCAAAATTATTAACGCCCAATTTATTTTTTTTCGATTTTTCATTTTTCCCCCTCTATATCAGAGACAATGACATAGACATATTTCAATATGTCATTGTCTTCTATTCCAGATAGTATTCTTGCAATTTCCTCTCTGTAAAATTCATTGCTTTCGTTCATTGTAACCACACCCCTCTCCCCTTTAATTCTCCGCAGAATCTAAAGTAGCGATACATCAAATTATAGAACATATGTTCTTAACAATCAATATATTTGACTCACGTTTTTTATTGTTGTAAAATATCAACAAAAGAGGACGGTGAAAACGCCAATAAACACCGCCCTCGCCAGAACTTGAAGTCCCTTGAAACAAGGGATGTTACAAGTGTATCATGTGAAAGGGGGATAAAAAACATGATGAAAAAAGACCGAATCAAAGAAATATCGACACATTTATCAGTCAACCGTACTAATTATATGTTAAGTTTTCGTGGAAATCTCCATGAATTTCTAAATGAGCCGGACATGACGGTTTACAAGCTTGCAGATGAAGCTAATTTGCCTTATTCTACGCTTAATTCACTACTATACGGTAATTCTAACGACACAAAGCTATCGACCGCTGTTGCGCTTGCTAGAGCCTTTGGAATCAGCGTAGATGAGTTGGTAGGCTGTGGTACTATGGAAGATAAGATGTTGGAATCTGTCAAGATATGCCGCAGTCTGCCGGAACACTCTCTGTACCTTATCCGCTACTCCATCCGTCACCAAGATAAAATCTATTCCAGTCTTGAAAAATCACACAAGTATATTTCTGTCCTTAAACCGCAACTTGTGAATGGAATTATAGCCACCACAAACGCTGTAGAACCTATTTGCATAGACAAATTACCGGAAGATATAAAATCCAAGACTTATATCGGTTTGAAAATTCCCTGTGACTACTATATGCCGTTTTATCTGCCTGGGGAAATTGTTCTCCTTGCAGCGGATCGGGAACCACAAGACGGTGAACGATGTATTGTAACAAGTAATGGTGGGATACAAATTGCCGTAAAAACCCATATAATAGAATATGGCGTTAGAAAATGGAGATATGTTTCGCTCATGTCTCCGAACAGTATACTTCCGGAACACATAATTGATGACATGATAGGATATGTGGTTGGTTTCGTCAACAATGACGGTGACTGGGGAATCAGATAAAAATTAAGAGCATGGCTTCTACACCATGCTCTTTTTGATTGATTTATTTTTATTACTAATCTGCATACATCAGTTATCATTACTTCTGTAAATGGCAAGTTAAACCAGGACACCGATTTGTCTTTAGTCAATTGTGTATCATGGAGTTCTGACAATACAATTTCCAAAATAGGTAACAGAGTATTTGTAACGTTAGGCGTACGAATTACATCTGAGCAGTCTAGCGGATCATTAATCATTGCCAGTATTGCAAGGACATATTACCCTAAAACTGTGTATGTTAGAGCAAGTGCAACAGGTGGTACAAATGGCGATAATCACATACTTTATATTGATAAAACCAATGGCGCAGTAATATTAAATCTTTCGACAGAACGGTATTATTATGCCAGTTTCTCATACTTGGCAAATTAGGCTATTTATATGCTACAACAAAATTTAGGGTAAATGTTGCGTCATTACTTACAGTAGCAATTTGATATGCATAAAATTTACCATTAATTGCAAGACGCACATTAACAGCCCAATCACAGTTTACGAACACGCCAAATACGTTAGCATTACTTGGTAATCCAAAGTCAGATAATGATCCTAATAATGACTGTCTATTTGTCACTAGCAGAGTAACAGATGTTGATATTGATGCAAATTTCAAACCACTTAACTTGCCATTTACATCACTAATCGCACCTGTGACAGTTCCGTCACCGATTGATTTAATATCAGTATTGCCTATGAGCGTAATTAATGTTTTGATGTTCTTAATCGCAAGGCTAACCTTTCCGATAATTCCACCAAGTTTCTCTCCTGTGGTCGGCTGTGCCAGTTCTGTAGGCTCTGTGAATGTTACGGTTGTGTTGGAAGCATCACCCGTCTTTTTAAGATAATCAGTCAAGTCAATGTTGGCTAATTTTTGGTCGGTAGTAATCTTGTCATAGTAATTAGTTAAATTGTCAGCATCTTTGGTGATATATCCAGCGTCATTCTCTAATTCACTAACTTTTGTAGGTATACCTCCTGTTTGCTGTTTTGCCTGCTCCATATAATACTTTGCGTTATCTGTATCTTCTCCTTCTCTTGTTCCGGTTCCACCTATGGCATAAGATTCAGCCAATACAGATTTTGCATTTGCGGATTGCGCATAAGCAGATGCATTTGCGGATTCTACTCTAATATCTGCTAAATAATTAGGCTGTAGCATAGCATCTGTTACTGATCCTGTTTTGATTGAAAAAGAATAAGTCTTATTCTTTCCAGTACCAGTCACGGATACAGCTATGGTTGCAGAATCTTCAAATGTCAACACCGGAATCATAGAACCAATATCAGCCTTAAACTGTGTTCCATCTTCTGTAGTCATGGTAATGATTCCGTCATCAGACATGGAAAAGCCAACAGGTATTTTTTCAATGTTAAGGTCAAAAATAATTTTTTCACCGTTGTATTTTGTAATAGTAATAACACCGGTTGTTTCGTCCATAGTCCAGTCTGCAATATTTCCGTTTATTGCAGACTTGTCTACTTTTAAGGCATCCTGTGATATGATACGGTTGTCCAACGCATCAATAGCAGAATCCATCTGATTAAGATTGTATGCATCTAAATCCGTGTTTTCACTTGGATAATCTTCCCAGTTAATTCTGGTATAAACCTTATTCAACGCCATCTGCAGATACCTCGCTTTCCTCTTTCATAATCTGCATATCTGATAACTGTTTAGTCTCCGAATACACTTCATACAGTACAAGCCTTTTCACCTCGATAGGCAACGGTGTTTGATTTAATACTGTCACAAGGTTGCTTTTTAATTTCTTAATCTCAAAGTTTGCTGCCATATCAATTCTCCCTTACATAGATTTCTTTTCCTTGCTCTTCTGCATATGCATACAGATTTTTGCACAGTTCAGATACCTCATATCCGCTCTGTGCAACCACTGTATCCGACATGTCAATAAGTTGCTTCATAAACTCTTCAAAACCATCGCCATCTTCCGTGCTAAACAATGTGGCATTTATTTCCGTAAACGTGGAAATTCCAATGGTAAAAGCTATATATTGCTGAATTTCTTGCCTTTCTTCCATTACTTCTTTCATTGTTTTTCCAATAATCGTTTGAAGAATAAATATTTTTTTTACCATAATAAATCTCCTACGTCATAAGTGTGACAATTCCAGATGTTGCAGTGAGCAAACCTCCAAGTGATGAAACTCCTGTAATAAAATTAACATTATGTCCAGGATAATCAGCAACATTGGCTGTTTGTGTTACCAAAGATACATCTGATACGGTTCCATTTATATAATTTTTTGTGACACTTAATGTGGCACTTGTCAGTACTGTCTTACTGCCTAATATTTGAGAAGTTGTTGATATGTTTTTTACATATTGTGAATCATATGTTGCTCCATTTCCTACCACTAAAATTCCGCTTACACTTACCATTGAAGCATCAATAGTAAGATATTGTCCCAATCCTTTTATAGATCCTGTGCTTTGCAATAGTTCGTTATAAAATTTAATTTCACCTGATGATACTTCTGTGTAACTTCCGTCTTCCCCTATAGACTTAAAACTACCAGTCATTACTGCGTTTTTAGCTGTTATAGTTCCATCTGCTGATATGCTACAGTTATCTGCTTCCAATACAAAACGGTTTCCAGAAATACTTACCTGTCCACTTTCAACACTTAACTGAGAACTGACATCACCTTTTGATACTTTTAATTTGATTTGGTCTGCCTGCAAAGATATTGCCGCTGCCAATTCTACTTCTGTATCTGTTGCCCTTTTCGCTTCTGCTTCAATTTTTCCTGCATTTTGCGTAATTTTCGTATCCAATCCGCTCTCTACATCCTTGATCTCAGACCGGGTCTCTTCTACATTCCGTTCTAGTTCATTAGTCTTTCCACGGAGTTGAATTATACTTTTGTTAATTCCATTTACCTGTTCACTGTACTTTGGAGATTTTCCGCTTGCTGATATGGTGTCTTTCGGTTGTTGGATTCCTTTGTATGTTCTACTCAACACATAGCTTTCTATGATTTCTTTAGCCGTATATACATTGACTGCTTCTCCAAGGCTCAAACAAGGATTTCCTATTTTTTCACAGTTATAAGGTCTATATTTTACAACTTTAATAACCTCATACAGATTTCTTGCAACCGTTTCTAGGGCATCTGCACCCATTCCATAAACAAGGAAATTATCTTGCAAAATATAACTGTTGTCGTTCTCGGTAATCTCTGTATCCGGGTAAACTGCACCAATATCATTTTCTGATTGTCTTATCTGCACTTTTGTAACTTTTTGGCAAACAAAATCTTCATATTTAACTGATTTGTATTTTCCACCAGTAACCTTTTCTTTTTCAGAACCTTTTCTAGGGTATAATCCTTTCTGTGGATATAATCCTTTCTGTGGATATAAACCTGATATTATTTCTTTAAGGAAAACATATTCAAATTTTCCATCATGGTTAATGTGGCCAAAGCATCCATTTATTGAGCAGATTGCTTCCATGACCGTCTGGCCAGAAAGTTCGCTTGGTTTTATTGTTTCTGCCACTTCCATGCTGTCATTAGGTAATGTGGTTGCTACTTGTTCAACACCAAAATATGAAAAAAAACTGTCTCTGAACTGCTTTAAGGTCAGAGGAAATTTCAACCCGTTATACCAGGAAGATACTTCTGATTCTCCAATATCGTATATAACGTCATATGCCGTCACATTTCTGTAACGCTTATCATCTGTTGGTTTATCGGAAATGACACGGTATTTTCCGAAAACAAACGGTGTGTCAGTATGTCCATTAATCACAGCAGAAACATTTATCTGTTTCCCAATCATGCTTGTGAACACGTTGGAAATTTTGAATTTTAACTGTGATGCATTGCACTGTCCAAATGTAAGGTAATCATCATCACATAGTATTTCTTTTAATTCAAACTGTTCAAAATGGATTTCGCTGTTGGTGATTTTTACAGACTTGTCCTCTGTTTCAATCGTGATTTCCTTTTTGGATGCACTTTTATCAAACAAATCCGCATAGGTATAGTTACTCATTCGCTACACCTCCGACAAATGAAAATTCTATCTGATTGTATTTAATCTCTCCGTCATAAGTTCCGTAGATTGTAGGTTTTATATCAGCCATATATCCATATTGTGTGACATATTGACCTAAAAATGGAATGTATGCCGTGATATTACATCCTTGTTCCGTTGCATCAATAAAGTTGCTTCGTATCCCGGACAGTAACTCTTGCAAATCGTCATCCGTCAGCATCGCAGGCGTGGAAAAATCAACACTTAATGCTTTTAGCTCCACAGCATTTCTATGTACGTATCCATTTGCATCAGTCCACGGGTCTACATCTTGCATATTTATAGCCGGCTGATAACTTTCAGCGGCTATAAATCTTGACTGGTCAATAACGTAATCTCCAATTTTTAAAAGCCATCCTTGATATGCTGACATACGCCCACCGCCTTATTGCATAAAAATATACAGCACCCATTCAGAGTGCTGTCTGTGTTAAAATACATATACGTTCTTGTGTTTTTGGTTAAATTGCTCTTGACCGTATTGTCTTGCTGCAATTCCAATTTGATCGGTTGTTATTCCAAACTCTTTTTCAAGGATTCCTTGCAGTAGCTGATTATTCTGTTTCAGAAGTGCAATTTCCTGTTGTGCCGTGGAATTGATGGCATCTTTGATTCCAGTGATTTCCACTCCACCGGCAACCGCTGTCTTTCCGCCTACTGTCCCGGCAATCTCCGGTACACCGTTTTCTCCTGCCATAAACATTGTGTATCGACTTGGCACGTAACCACCGGTATCAAATCGAGGAATGGTAACATTTTGTATTAAATCTACTCCACTCCAACTGTCTCCAGTTATATTTGCACCCCAAGAAACAATTTTATTAAATCCTTTTAATGCAAAATTTATACCGCTTATGATAAAATTTAATGTACTTTCTATGTTTCCAAGTACTGCGTTCATTGCACTTTTTACACCTGATTTTATTCCGTCCCACAAGTTTGTGAAAAATCCTGAAATCATTTCTGTTGCATTCCTCCATTTATTTTGTAAAGGAGTTATTATATTTGTCGAAAACCAATCCGTCACTTTTCCCCAAATGGTTTTTATATTTCCCCATGAACTTGAAAAAATATTTGAAACTGTTACTCCAAATTCTGTGAATTTCTCAGAAACCGGCTCAATTATATTAGTGCTAAACCATTCAGATACTACACTCCATATTGACTTTATGTTTTCCCATAAAGATGAAAACAATTCTTTTACATTATTCCATAAATTTGTAAAGAAATTTACAATAGGAGTTATAACATTTTCTGAGAACCATTCCGATGATATTATCCAAACTGCTTTTACAACAATCCATAATCCGGTAAAAATCTGATTAACTCTGTCATAAATTCCTTGAAATACATTCTTTATAGGAGTTGCAATATTTGTTTCAAACCATGTAGTAATATTTCCCCAGACAGAAGAAACAAAATCTTTTACTTCCCCTATTTTATTTTTTATTGGAGTGAATATTTTCTCTGAAAACCATTCTGGAATTCCAGAAAACCATTCTTTTATTTCTTCCCAATGGTCTTTTACTACAACTACTACCGTAGCAACTGCTGCTACAACCGCTGCTACAATTCCGGCAACTAATGCAGGTGCTCCTAAAAGTACGGCTCCGACAGCTGCTAAAGCGGTTCCAATAACCATAAGTATCTCATTTAACCAGCTGAAACCTTCTTTTAGCATTTTTACAAAATTTACTACTGCTGTTACAGCCCCAACAGCAGTAGAAGCTATTCCTGCAAACGTTGTCGCAAATGCAGCTATGGAAGATGCTGAACCGCCAAATACTCCGGCTATTGCTTCGCTAAATGACATTCCATTAAATAATCCTTCTATTACAAGTCCTATTTTGGTTGAAATGCTTGCTATCCCACGTTTTATCCATCCTAGTAATGCAATTCCGAAACTTGTACCCTCTTTAGCACCCATTGACGAAATTAAAGACTTTTTAATAGCTGTCCATAAAATATCTCCCAAGCCAGTGAATTTCAAAAGTCCTATTGCTGTTAGAATCGTAGTTTCAATCGGTGCAGCATCAAAACTTCCTTTCCATAGGTCTATTGCCGCATCTATGGCAGTTTTTATGAAATTTCCGGCAGATGTAAACACAGCAGTCCAGTCAATACCGGCAAGAAACTGTCCTATGTTTTGTCCAATCTGATACCAGTCTACAGATGCAATAGCATCGGACATCCAGTTAAATATTCCTGTGACAATACCGGATAAATCTTGTCCTGCTTCGAAGAAATCACCATTGAATAAATCTTTGAATAACTTTTTCACAGGCTCAAGAAGTTTTTCTATCTTATCAGCCCAGCCAAGAGCTGTATTCTGCATCTTGTCAAATGCTTCCTGCCATACTTTTTCGTACTCTGCAGTAGCATCCATGATTTCCTTGGTAAGGTCAATTCCTGTTCCACCAGCGCCACTTCCGGAACCACTGGATTTTGGAGTTGAAATAACTTTCAGTTTGTCAAATTCACGTACTCCGCTCTTTGCATTTTTTGCACTTGTACCAACTTTATCCAGTGCATCTGCCGTGTCTTCCAACTCTTCATTGTACCCGGATACACCTTGACCGAATGACGAAAAGTCAATCTTGATTCCCAGTAAATTTGCCACACTGACAAGCAGTCTCTTAATCGCAATTACCACACCATTAATAACAGGAAGTACTTTCTGCAATACCGGAATAAACAACTGACCCAGTACCATGCCGGCTTCTTTTACGTTGTTGGTAAACTGACGAATCATGTTACTTGGAGAATTAATTGTATTCGCCAAGTCTCCCCATGATACTTTGGACTGGTCTAAGATTGCCAGTAGACGCAACTGCTGTTTCTCTGCCTGTGACATTTCAGATACAGCCTTTTCAATGCCGTATCTGTAAGCATAAGTCTGCAGTGTGGCATTCGTGATATCAATACCATACTTATACAGTGCTCTTGACTGACCAATCAAACCGGACTGTAAGTTTGTTGCAACTGTACTGTAATCCACGTTAAACAGAGAGGAAATATCCCCGGCAAGCATTGTCATGGACTTTGAAATTGCCGTAGTAACTTCTCCGGTCTGCCCTAAAGAGTTGGTAATAGATGCAAGTTGTGAAGCGTACTGCGTAATCTCCTGTAAATTCAGTCCCAGGTTCTTCATTCCGCTTTCAGAAATCAATCCACCATCTACATCTACTTTCAGACCGGACATTTTACCAAGCAGTTCATTTACACGGCTTCCAAAACTCTGCGCATAATCCTCTGCGTTGTCGTAACCGAATTTTTCAAAATCCTTGCCCCATTCCTTGCCTACTTTGTTAAATGCTACCGTGTAGTAGTTAAATGCTTCGATATAGTCCGTAGTTCCCTCTATGGACTTCCACAGACTTTTAATTCCACGGATCACAAGGAAATATGTTGCGTAGAATCTGCCGAAAGCCGCAGCAAGGCTAAATGTGCTTTTCGTGGCTCTTCTTGCGCTTACCGTATAGGTGTTCAGATTACGTCCTAAAGAGTTTGCGGCTCTCCCGGATGCTGCACCGGTAGATGCCAGTCCTGCCAGTGCGTTTGTCATTCGGATAATGTTCTCACTGACATTTGGAACGGTTGAAAGAGTTGTAAATAACTGCTTCAAATTCTTTGCCAGTAAAGGAATGTTCGTGATTGCTCTGCCGGATGCCACACCACCAAGTCTTGAAATCGAAGATGCTATGCTAGCAATATCCACTACTCCATCTACTTTAGTTCCTGCCATGTCAGCAGAAAAAGTCTTCAGTGCAGATGAAATCCTGCTTAATCCGCTTGTATCTATTTTCCCCATTCTGTTAATGGAATTTGTCAATGTGGAGATATTCTTAATACCGCTCGTATTCATGGAACTGGCGGCATTTGCGATACTCTGTATGCTATTAGAAATGCTTGTCAGTTTGGATGTATCAATAGACAAGCTTCTCTGAAAATTCGTAAGACTTGATGCAAGTTTATTCAGCGCATTAGTTGCTTTGTTCGCATCCGCACTGATTTTTATTTGAAGATTATCAATATCTGCCATACTGCACCGCCTTTACCGAAATAAAAAAGGAAGTGTCTGCCACTTCCAAGAAAAAGAGCGGTAAGCTGTGACACCTACCGCTCCTAAAATTACTTTTTGAGATATGCCCTTGTAACCGCACCGACTTTTCCATCTACAGTGATTCCAACACTCTTTTGGAATGCTTTTACTGCATCAGAAGTGGTTTTTCCAAAATATCCGTCAATGTTCGTCTTACCTTTCGCATTTACAGACGGCATAAAGCCTTTCCTTACAAGTTCGTACTGCACCCACTTGACATCATTTCCCTTCATCATTGCCAGACGCTTGTAATAAAGAAGTCTTTCCGGCTCTGTATAAGGGTTTCTATATCTTGTAGAATCCTCATATACGGCATCTAACTCCTTGTACCATACATTCATGTCTACATTGCCTACAATGCCGCCTACACGACCTTTAGAAGTATACTGCCATCCTACCATGTTCGGTACTTGCGGTTGATACTTCACATTACACTTGCCGTTATTCTTGCCGTACCGTGCAATCCACATAGGATAACTCACACCGCCATAAGGCTTAATGTATGTCTTGTAAAAACTTTCCCCAGTGTATACACCGAATGGCAATCCTGCATCGGTGATTACCTTTCCGTAAGCATTGATAATAGAAATAATATTTTTGCCAAGACCTTTCATAACGGCATCTTCAACATCAAGATATACTGTCACTTTTCTGCCATTAAGAATAGTAAGCACTCTTCTTGCATCAGATCGTGATTTTGCAACCGTTGTAATATATCCGTATTCATATACTCCGTGCACATGGACATTGTGCTCTTTACAACCTTTCCAGTTCTCTTCAAACTTCTTGTCCGGGTTCAAATCCTTACGGATGACTTTCAAAATAGCAAAATCAATACCGTTCTGTTTTACCGCCCACCAGTTAATCGTCCCCTGGTATGAGGACACATCAATTCCTGTTAAACTCATGTTTGTTTCTCCTTTTTGGGATGTGATAATTCAAAATTAGCCTGCATTGCCATAAGTCCTGCAAGGAACGCTTTCCTTTGCTTCTGAATTTCTTTTTCATTATTAGCAATGTCAGCACGTTCTATAATAGGCTTGTCAATATACTTCGATTGTGCTTTTCGACCGTTTAGGCAATGGTCTACGGCAACAGATGTTGCTGCTAGTCCATATTCTCCCCACCACATCCACATTTCTCTGTCTCTCTGCTTCATTTCTAGCTTGTACGCTTCTGCATAAGGCTCTAAATCCGCAGGGCAGGAAGAATCTATATCTTTTACTGTAAATCCGTATCCTTTTGTGCATAAAAGCCACATAGGACGTACTTCTTTACAGTATATTTCCCATGTTAGTTCTCTGACTTCTCCGGTGCTTTCTTGGAGTTCTTCTCCTGCTCCTGTTTCAGGAGCTTCGCTAAAAAACCGTTTTCAAGCAGTTCTCCTTGCACATCAGCAAATAATTTCTGAATGTCAGATTCGTCAGAATCGAAATAATCATCAAGCATGGAATAAACCTCGCTTAACTTTGCTTCTTTCTGCTCTTTGTTGTAAGGGTCGAAACCGTATTCATCAGAGTGGTATTTCTGTAAACCTACAAGAATCAGTTCCGGCAGTAACATGAGAATGTTATTCACGGATTCAATGCCGTCTTCCTGCTTTTCAAGGTTTGCCAGTTTCTTAATAATGTTGTTTTTTACGGTTGCTTCGTAACCAAATTTAATGTTCAGTTCCTTTTCTCCAAATTTTACTTTCAGCATATTTTATCCTTTCCCCAACATTTTGTTGGAAAGGAGCCGCCCGAAGACGGCTCTCTTTTTGCTAAATTAATGTTTCATCTACCGCTTCATCAAAGTCAGCCACGGAAGTGTTATTTGTTTCTGACTGACTTGCTATTCCCCCGTTGTCAGTGCAACGGTAGCATCCAATCCCTTGTATTCCTCAATGGTAAGATTCATTTCGATCGTCAGAAGTTCATTCTGTCCGATCTCTGGCTGTGGAATCTGCTCAGGTGGCTGTGCCACAACGAAGAAAGATTTCTCTTCTCCGGGAATGACAGTTTCAAACCACATTCTGTTTCCACCAGTAAGAGCCTTGTAGGCTGTGATAAGTGCAGTCCATTCAGCCACGGTCTCTGATGTAAAGTTGACTGTGACTGCAAAAGATCCACCAGTATCTGCACGACCTTTTACATATCTGGTGATTGCATCTTCTAACGCAGAAGCATCAATCTGTTCCGGTTCAATGTTGATGCCGCCAATGGCATTAATTCTTGTAAGTTGCTTAAAACTTGTAGGTTTTGTTCCGGCGGTTGTCTCTGTACCATATCCGAAAGTAATACCTAAAGTAGAAATTCCGGCTGCTGCCATAATTTATACCTCCTTAAATTTGCATAAAAAAATAGAGCCATATGGCTCTAATAGTTACAATGTATCATCAGCACCTACTGTTCTTCTGAACCGTGCAGTGCTTCTGTATGTGTCCTGCGAAGTATTATTGAACTCTGGCATGGAAGTTATTTGAAATCGCAGACGTTTGAAAAGTCCGGCAACCGTAGACATGATAGCTTCGGCTTCTTCTTGACTTTTGTTGGTTATCACATCCACCTGGTATGATGCTGTGATTCCATTAACAGAACGTGCTTCAAGGTCTTGTCCTGTCTCTGCGAACGGCATAGCATGAAAGTACACCGTAGGGAATGTAGGGTCTGACAAATCCTTGCTTTTGTCCGTCACATAAGCTTTAGGATGGCTCTGCGGTATCTTCATTTTTAAGTACGATGCAATCTTGACTTTGAAATCTGATACCCACTGATATTCATTATCCACTACCAAACACCACCTTTGCTGTCTGTGATACAATATCACGAAGTTCTATTGCAGTCAGGTACATAAATGGTCTTGACGGCATACCTTCCGTAAAATACCATTTGCCATCATCCGCAGGATAAAACCACCCATATCTCCCATCCGCAAGTTGCCTGATAGTTTTACCGCTTGCATACTGCCAGTCAACACCTTCTGGTAGTTGATATGGATATGGCGACTGCTTTCCAACAACACCAGTACCAAACTCTACGAAAGCCGCATGGTCTGTACCTGCAACCACCGCCCAAACACCGCCACCTTTTACGGATCCAACATATTCCGAATGAATGCTTTGCAAAAGTTCCGATGTAAATATAGCATCAAGGTCAGCAATTTGGACCCTAGCAATCTCTACGCCCTTTTCTGCCAGTGTTTCAGCCAGTAGCCTACATTTATACTCTAAGCTATTTTCATAGTCTCTAAGAGCCTTTACAGCCGCTTGTATGGACTTTTGGTCAAACAGGTTGATATTGATTGTCTTTTCCATATCACTTCACCGTCTTTTGCAACAAAAACAAATCTGCTGTCAGTCCCTCGTCTGCAACACCTTTGACAACATAGTCCGCAGTCTTGTTGTCCACAAGTCCGTCATCGTCACGGCCTACTTCTGACTTCTTCCAGATAACGTCCCCTGCCTTAATCGGCAAATAGCCTTTGTCGGTCACAATCTGACAGTACGAACTGGAATCATCAATACCAAATTCTTTTACCAGTACTTCCGACAGCTTATTACTGATGTTGGCAGAAAAAAGGACGGGTTCAGAATATCCAGTAGTTTCTCTCAAAACCACTGGAATCCTTTCTCCGTCCATCTCGATGTACTTTATTTCTCCGTTTTCGTCCCGGTCATAAATCGTGACTTTTTCTCCCTGCCGTGAGTACTTCATTTCCTGCTTGTTAATGTCAAGCATCTTTCTTCACCTGCTTGTAAATCTGATTTACACCAGTGCTTGCCAAACCGGAAACAATTCCTACCGCAATCGCATTCAGTACATCATTTGCCGGGAAATCCGGAATAACATACATTCCTACTACTCCGAGAATGCCACCGACAATGCCAACAACAACCGGGATGTAGTTATCCTTAATAACCGGAATCAGCTTCGCTCCAATACCGGCAAGATAGCAGATAACCACGATTGCAACACAAGTTCCTACCTGTGAAAAATCCATAATTACTTACCTCCGTTCTTCAATCTTATTTCTTTTATTTCTTCATACATTTTAGTTGCCATTCCATTTCCACCAAGCGCATGATAAGCATTGTACATCTCAACAAAGTTTTCATACGCATAGCTTGGAATTTCTCCTAACTTCATGTACTTATCGTGATACTCAATAAGTTGCACACGCAAAAGAAGCATTGTTCCCTTGCTGTTCGCATCCCTATCTTTCTTTTGCTGCTTTAGGAGCCAGACGATGTAGCCTAATAAAATAGGCAGAACAATCGTATACGTCTGTAATAAAAATTCTTTCACTTCATATCTCCTAACTGTTTATTTGTTGGCACACCGCCCACCACCCTTAAAGTGTGCCGCCTGCAACCTTATTACCGGAATCCGTAACATGGTCACGCACAATCTTCTAAACCCCTCGATTTCGATGGGGTTATAAAACTTTTGCAAATGGGAAAACACCCACAAACAGTTCTTCCCGGTCTCTCCATGTTCTCGACACTCCATTCTCTGAATAGCTTGCCATGAAGTTTTCACCGGCTTGCGATCTGTCATACACGACAAGATTAACCACCACGGACTGAAATTTTTTCATATCCGCAGCAATCTTCTCTTCAGTGTAGCTTTCCGGGTACATTCTTTTTGCTCTGATGTCGGCTTCTGCTTGACTGATAAGTTGTTCCAAAAGAGGATTTTCTTCCAAATGGTCAAACACGACCTCGGAACTTTCAGAATCAATATGAAATTGTTTCAGACGGATTTTTACTTGCTTCAAAGTCGTATATTCTGCCATGTGCTACCTCTTAAAGTTCAAACTTTTCAATCAGAATCTTTTTCAGTTCCGCACCGCTGATTTCTTCCGCACCTGAGACACCGTGTTCTGCGGCTAACTTCTGCAAGTCTGCCGTAGACATACGGTTGATTTCCGTCTTAGTATATGCGGTTTCCTCCGGGATTTCTTCTTTTACTTCGGTGACGGTTTCCTCCGGGATTTCTTCTCCCGGAAGATACCATTTGCCTTTGTATTTGACTTTGTAATCAAATTTCATCAGCATACCTCCGATTAGTAGCACTTAATTACATAGGTGCTATCCATTCTCTCGTAGGAAGGCAGTACGATTTCTGATACTGTAGTCTTGGTTTGTACGGGATCCTCTGTTACGCTGACAGCAACAGCAACACCAGTATTCACAAGTCTTACATCTGTGGCAGGATTACCCATGAGTGTACGCTCTTCGGGAGTAGTGCCGTACCATGTACTACCCAGTGCACCGTTAGGAATAAGGGTCGCAAATCCATCAGGATAAAACTTATGAGCAGTTCCGCTTTCATCCTTGTACTGCTTAGTGTATACAATGATGCTAATGCCAAGTTCGGTAGAGAAAAGTTCCTTTACTCTCGCATCGGTCATAAATACATTTGCGGTTGTATTCTGTGCAAGAACAGCACTCTTGATCTTTTTGTTCTGTTTTAAGTAGTTCATGGTCTTCTTAGAGACAATCATGATGGAAGGTCTCTCGCCAGTAGCTTCTTCTACGGCATCAATGGCTACGGAAACATCATCCATAGGATCAGAGTTCTCGGTATCAGACCACTTATCGGTCGTAGTTGTAAGTTCTGCAAAGTTGTTGGCTTTGTAGGTTCCGTTAGGGTCATAGTTATAAGCGTAGGTTACACCGTCAGCCTGAATGGAAATCTTAGGAGATCCGTCACTGGGTGCAAGCAGCTGCATAATCATACGTTCAGGAACTACATCAGCACCTTCCACAAGAGTATTTGCATCATCAAAAATTCTGCTTAATACTTCTGCTGCGTAAGGGTCTGTGCTGTCCTTAATACGCATGATTTCCTGTTCGTCCTGTTCTTTGATAATCATAGATTCACGGAAGAATGCCATTTCTGTCTCTTGCATCTTGAATCCTTCACGGCTTCTGATAGTGGAAACTGCATCAAAATTAGATGCTTTCAGGGTAACAGGAAGTCCATTAGAAGTCTTAATCCACTTCAAATCCAGTCCCATTTTCTTCTTGGCGGGGAATAAGCCGGAACCAAGATATGCAATTTTATTACTTGCAACTTCTGTATGCACAAGTGCGATTGCTTTCGCATTGTAGGCATCTCTAATGTTCATTATTTCCTCACTTTCTACCGCTATCTTTCAGCGGTCAGCGGCTACATCTGTCTGTAGTCGGTTTCAGTTATTCAAATACAATCAGTGATAATCCTGTCTTTACACCATCGGCAATGGTAATACCTGCATTTGCGTTAGCATTTGCTTCATTTACACAGGCAAAAGCCTTAATGATAGTTCCGTTGGGGTTGCTATCGTAAACATCGTTAAGCAAAATACCTACTGCTGCATCATCTGTGCTTCCGCCATTTACTTTCTTTCCTGTCGCACTAATAGGATTACCAGCCTTGCACACACCATTAGTGAAAGCACTTGCATCCAGTTTAATAGGAACAAATAATTCACCGCCCAGCTTTCTCTTAAGAATTTCTAACTGGGTAGTTACACTTGTTTCAGAGAATTTCATTTTGTGTACCTCCTTATAAGTACTGGCTAACTACAGCTTCGGCTTCTTTGTTTGTTCCAGCTAAAGTCTTGCCAATCTTTTCAGCCGCTTTTTCGGCTTCTGTTTTTTTGTCATCTTTTCCACCGCCAGCAATTCCACCTCCAGGATTAGTAGATCCGTTTGCAATCTCCTGCTCCTTGGCTTGTGCCGCAGCAGTCTCTTTATCAGAGATAATTTTTCCGAGAACATCAAAATCAAAACTGCCGTCATCCTTTACAACCTGTGCCGCCTGTTCTGATGTGATTTTGAATTTGTCAGCCGCACTTGTACGCTGAGTTGCTAAAGTCTGTGCTTTTTCCAACTCTGCGATACGATTATTTGCTTCCTCTAACTGCTTCGCTGCCTTTTCCTGTTCGGAAAGATTTTGGTCTTTCATGGCATTAAACTCTTTTTCAATGCCCTGTAACCGTTCCAGTTCAGCATTGTTTTTGGTTGCCTTGGCATTTGCTGTCTGAACATCTTTGCCGTTTTCGGCAATAACCTTTTCAATCTGTTCATCAGTTAATCCCATTGCCGCTAAATCTTCTCTCTTCATAAATTACCTCCGTTATGTCCTACGTTTTTTTACGGTGCAACGACACCGAGTGACATTGCCGATTTGTACGCTCACGGCTTTGCGAATTTTTATAAAATAAAAACAGCTACCTATTTCTAGGCAACTGTCTTATTTTGCATTTGTTTTACAATTTCCTGTGCTTTTGCCATCTGCTCTTCCATGTTGATAATGTCAGCAGTTTTCCACAGAGCATCAAGGTAAGGTTTGGAAAGGTTGAAAGTCTTTTCACAATCTCCCCAAAGTCCAACTGTTTTGATTGCAATAAGCGGATGAATACCACACTGCAGAAGTTGCAGTAATGTCTGCGACTTGGTATACATATTATCTTGTGGACTGTGGTTGATCTGCACATCAAAATCTCTAAGAGTGATTTTCAGATCCTCTTTCTTAATGCGGATAACATTCAGCGCAACCTTGGCCAGTCTCTTCTCTGCTGTCTTAACAACCGGATCCTTAAGCCTTGCTCTTGATTTTGAAAAATCCCATCCGTTTCTCAGCTCAACCGCACCCTGCGTATCACCGCCAGTGTTTCCTTGCTTGTTCGGTATTCCCAAAATTGAAAGTGCGCTGTCTGTTAAATCATCCTTGGAAACCTGTGTCTGCGTTTGGTCAAGTTCCTGTGACATCACATCAACATCAGACTTGTTATCCTTGTTAATGGACTTTACAACCAATGCATGGTTCATTTTCATTTTTTTGAACTGTTCTTCGTCAACTTCACAGTTTACAAATTTGTACCATGCCTGGATAAACTGCTCTATACCATCCATTCTGTTTGACTGTGTATTATTGATTGCATCCAACAGATCTATAACAAGTTCAATATCAGACAACCGCTCATGGTTGTTCGGAAATTCTACAATCGGAATACCACCAAATCCGTGAAGTTTCCATGTATCAGGAACAACCGCACTGTTTTTTATCTTACATTCATAGGATTCCGTGTAGCATAGTTTGTACCACTCGCCGTTTTCATCTTTTAATTCCTGTACCGCCAAAATCGGTTCTTCGGAACTGCGGTTGTAAATGACAAACGTGTTCAGAGGATTAGGTGCAACCACACGGATAGGCACATCTCCATTCACAATCTGTATAGCTTTGAATGATGTTCCGGTTGCCGACTGCCACTCACCAGCTTTTATGTCTTTCTCATGCTTATTTGCATCTGCTAAGTAATCATTCAGTTCATCTACTGCCTTATTTACAGCTTCATCATCTTTTCTGCTGACAAACTGAATAGGCTCTCCGTAAGTCTGACCGACCTTGAACTGTACCCACTCATAAGCATGATTCTCAACGATTTTGTTCGTTATATCCTCATTTGACAGCTTTGTTCTGTACAGTACCGGCTGATCTCCTTTGTAGTACTCCCACAAGTACTTGATAACTGACTTATTGTAATTAAAAACACCGATGCAATCACCAATAACCTTTACAATGTTGTCTGCGGTTATCTGCTCTACATCCGTATATGCAATTTTTCTACCGTGACAACCTTTTACAAGGTCTTGAAATTTCATAGTGTTCATATTTTCACCTACATAAATGTCATTCCGCTGCTCTGGTCTCTTTTTGGAAGTTTCTTGATTTCACGTTCTCCGGTCTCCGTATGGTAAACAACCATTTTATTGCAATTTCGGCACTTATATGTCTTGTCGATGTGTGATTTTGAACTGCATTCACCGACCAACCGTCCGCATCCCGGACAGTACACTCTAATTTTTTGATTAAAAATCATAAATACCTCTTTTCTGCGCACAAAAATACCGCCCTTGCTGATAAGAGCGGTACTTCTGTAGTCTTCACATGATCTGAGGAGGAAATGAAAAATATCTTGGAATCTTTCTGCATCTTAATAGTATCACGGAAAAATCGGACATATCGGACAAGTTTATATGGAACTATACGATTTCGTATGTTTTTTCAAAAATATCAGGCTTGCAAGGGTAAAATTCTCCATTTACTCCTTTTATTATAAAATCATTTATAGATACGTTCATATATCCCTCTAAAGTTTTTATTTTCATGATTACATGAGGTGAAGATTTTCCTGCTCTCCAAGCATCATCGATAATTTCATATATAAGCGATTTCCCAACAAATGCTTTTATTTCATCTAAGTTAATGCCATTCCATCTAATAGCTTCAACAATAATAGGTATCTTTCTATATTTTGCCATTTTTATACCTCCGTATTATTTTAATTTGCCATATAGCGGTCAAATGCTTTTCTTACGCTATCCTCTGTGTTTCCACCACCGATTCTATCAGCAACCTTGTTCCATGATAATTTTTCAACAAAACGTAAATTGATGATCCTTCTTATACGGCTGTCCTGAACGCTTGCAATAAATTCTTCGACTTCATTATTTTTTTGCAGTAAATCGTCCTCTAAAAGCTGTAAAGTAGCCTTTCTGGAATAAAGCAGTGTCCGTTTTCTGCTGTACTCTGGATAAGGGAATCCTTCAATACGAAAATGTTCAGTGCCGCCGCATCCACCTGATACGCTGTCAACAACATTCCCATCCGATTCAATTTTTCTGATATCCGATTCAAGTTTTTTAATCTTCTGCTGTACTTCTTTGATTTCTTCCTGTAAATCTATGTATTGAGATAAAACCTCTTTAGTCACCATAATCAATACCTCCGTCCGAAAGAGAATGGGTTTTGAATTGCTTCTGCTCTTGCCATTCTTTTATTTCCGTAAATCATGTCACATAGTTGTGCCGTAGAATCTATCCCGTCATCATGCTTCATTTTCCCTTCAAAAGTAGCAGACAAAATATTTTGAAAATACTTTCTGTACTCTTTTGTTTGATATTTCATGTCCACAAAATGAAGTTTTCGTATGTCTGGAGCATGATTTTTGATTCTATCCATTTTTGCAGTCTGATTGTCTGCCGGATCATGACTTGTGTTAATAGGATATCCGTCTTTTTCCCATATCTTTTCACAATCTGTACGGTATGCTGATGTTGTCTTTGTTTCCTCAAAATGGACTTCTGCTGTCTTATTATTAAATTTATCTAAATGTCTTTCCATTCGTGAAGTAACTTCCGGTATGGTAATTTCCTTATCACCGTCATTGTAGACAACATCAGTGATATAATGTTCTCCGTCAATCTCATAGCAGATAGGCATTGATACAAAATCACCGCCACCATAAGCAGGGTCATTAGCTGCAAATATCCTATCAGGTCTTATTCCTTCAAGTTCTGCCGGATTAAAGAAATTCATCATATCGACATTGAACATCTGACCTTTTCTTTCAATAGGCTCCTGTTGATACTGTGCAAACCATGATGCCATATCGTCATTGTTCTCAAAAGATGCCATACGTCTTTTGTAATCAAGAGTTGTATATCCCAAATGATACGGATAATCAAAATTGCTATCTCCGTTTTCATTTAGTGCAGGAATAATAACCTCTCTGTGCCGTATGCCTTTGTATTCAGGATCATTTTGTAATAGGTCTAACCGTCTACCTTGAACGTCCTTTTTCGCCCAACGTGTTCCTATCCCCAACAATTTAGCCTTTCCAGGCTTAATTCTCGGCATAAAGTTGTTGTCGAATTTTCCCCATACAGTATTTTGCCTATCTTCACTCAATGCTTCATCAATACCGCTGAATAAGTCATCATAAACTCCAAGCCCGTCACAGTCACAAGCACCATTCAATGTTCCGTAAATGCTTCGCATGGTAAATGTTGGGTATGTCTTTTTACGGATAAGGTCTACTGTCAAATCTTTTCCATCAGTGACTAACTTTTTCTCAACTATGTTTGGATATATTTCAGCATATGTGTATGTCGGGTCTGTAATCATTTCTATGATGCCGTCATAGTAACCACCGGTAATTTTGTCCGAATATGCCGAATACAGATTAGACCGTTCCGGTCTGTTAGAGCCGAACCACAGATTACCCATTTTTACTATTTGTGTCTTACCGATTCGTCCGGGACAAAACACCATTCCTTCATCAAGCACATCATCGTACAAATCTTGAATAAGCTGTGCTACCTGCCGTAATGGATTTATTCTCGGCTGATAAAATCTCTCTTCTACCGGTCTGTTCTTTTCCATGTATAGCATGAAGCTTTCAAATCGGTAATGTGCTTCAATCAGAAGCGTTTTGTAATAGTCATCAACAAGGCTGTATTTTTCTTCATGTTGTTGGCTGTATTTTTCAAGGTCAAGTATTCTACCTCCTGTCCTATCCATGCAGAAACGCTCTATAATGCCTTTAGAACGGTTTGTTATCTGTAAGCCATAAGTTATATCCTTTTCACCGTTTATAGCCACTCTACAGGCTTCTATGTACGCATCAATGACCTGTTCATCAATTCCCTTGCGCTGTATGTAATTGTCATAGCTGTTTACTGCAGATATAAGACTCTGACTTGCCAAAAGAAAAAGCACCTCCACGCTGTCGCAGAGATGCTTATAGACCTCTGCCTATAATTTTTCTAGGTTAGCACCGCAAGTCTTTTATGCGGCGGTATGTATCTTCATTTATTTTTCAAGTATTTTCCTGTTTTTACACCAAACCAAGCATATACAATATTTCCAGTTCGGATACTTCTTTTGCTCCTTCTCTGACATGAACCAAAATTTCCTTTATTTTTTCATTATCTTTTTCTGTCATTCTATTTTTGTCAATTATTTCATCGATGCAGTAATATAAACAATTCCCATATCCAACACCTAAACGACTTCCATAAAATGATTTTCCAACAATATCATAATTTTCAGTTTTTAAAATATCGTGCTGATAATCTAAATCGCACCACTTTTTATTATCTTCCAGTTTCTTTTGAAGATATTTTAAGAAATCTACTACTCTTTCTTCTCTATCACTGATGTATAATATCGTGTCTTTCATTTTATTTCACAATCCTTCTGCTTTCTTCCATCACTTTACAGTTCCTTGCAAAATCTCTTTCAATAAAACTTTGCGGTATTCTTCCAAAATTTTCCAAAGCGTACTTATCTACCGCTTCTTTTGAAACATCTATACCAAAATTTCGTAATGCTTCTGTTTGTGGTTGATAATCTTTCAATCCATTCATCCTCATATCCTCCGTAACCCATGCAGACGGAATCGAACCGCCAACACACATCCTATGCGGATGCCGCTCTGCCACTGGAGCTATACATGGGAATCGCACCGTAAAAACCTTTTATGGCTTGCGCTTGCCATAACCAAATGTGCACCGCCTACTTGTCACTGACTATCCACAATCTCACAGTCTTGTTTTTTTCTCTACTTCATAGGCTTGGTTTTCGCTAAACATATGTGGCTTACGTTTTAGTCAGGGAATAGTTGCCGTGGGAGTTGAACCCACCCGACCCAAACAAGGTACGACTACTTTTGAATCTGCAAATTCTACTCGCAGAAGTGTTTTTCGTTGACCGATAATGAGCAACTACTATCCATACATCTCCCATCGACCGGAACTATTGCAGTAGTACCCGGCTAAGTGGAGATAAAGATAAACGCCGTACACAGGATTCGAACCTGCAAGCCTTTTACAGCCAACGGTTTTCAAGACCGCTCCCTCACCACCCGGACATACGGCAAATATAGCATGGTTAATTGCTAGAACAGGTATCTCAACTCACAATTATGCATATCCCCCTGCGAACAATGATATGCGTTCCCACTCGTATAAACGCAGTGTGTAGGATTCGAACCTACAAGGCGAATAAACGCCCGGCGGCTTAGCAAGCCGTTCCAATACCATTATGGGAACACTGCATCTTGATGGTGCGATTTCTTGAAACAATCCATCCGTTACGACTATCAACCACGCACCTGCCCAATAGCGTCTTTTAGGATTGAATGAAAAAGTTGGGATGATGGGACTTGAACCCACAGCCTATGCCGTAGAAGGACACTGCTCTTTCCATTTGCGCTACATCCCAGTGATCGGTACGAGATTCGAACTCGCGTTACCACCGTGAAAGGGTGGTGTCTTACCACTTGACTAACCGATCATGTGCGTTTCCATAAGCTGTATGCCTACATTTAAGGCGCTGACACAGCGCAACACTTATGGCTATTTTTATTTTTGCAGGGCATCCGCCAGTTACCTGCTAGTCGGTTGCGATCCGACATCGTGGGGAAAGAAGGAGTCGAACCTTCGGTGTTTCTAATGTCACGGTTTTACAGACCGCTGCAATCGCCACTATGCATATTTCCCCAAAACCTGTGCCGTATAACCACAGATGAACTTCTGGCATATCTATCTGCTACCTACCGACTATTTCAATCACGGTATCGTCTTATCACCGCAGATAAAGTTTTCTCCGCTATATAGTTGCAAGGCTTCAAGCGGTTACGTGGAAAACCCTCACGAGCCTTGCGACGGCTCTTAACAGCATTCCGCTATGAGGTGAAAGGAGTCTTCCATGTAGATGGAATATTCGCAGATGGCAAAGACCGAAAGAAGAAAACATCTGCGAAACAGGACTACCAGGATTCGGACCTGGGGATGCAGCAGTCAAAGTGCTGTGCCTTACCGCTTGGCGATAGTCCTAAACTCCGGGAGAGAGACCATCTGCTCCCGGATTATTTTTGTGAAACACCCTATCTTTATCTAAAAAAAATTGTCACGCCTGTGTACGGTACTTTGAAAAACTTTGTGTTGTCAAACGCATTATTCCATTTTTCGTTTCCCACACACAGGCTACATACACTCTTGATGCCTTGATTTCTCTGCCACATATCCAATGCCAACACAACACCGGATATTCGGCAATAACAATGGCTTTATGAATTTAACCCATTCAAAATTGTGATATGGGATAATTCGCATAATCTCCGGTAACCACATAGGCTATACCCACGCGAAAGTTATTCCAAATGCAAGGAACATTGCGAACGCAAATAAAATAACTCCGTCTGATGCTGTTTTCTGTTTTGGAGCATACCATAAAGCAGATATTGCTAAAACTGTCAATACCAACGTTGTCATTATTTTTAAAATCATGAATCCAAGCATTTTTTCTTCGTCCTTCCTTCAATTTCATCGATCATTGCCATTACCAGTGCTTTAGCAAACTGGCTATTGTTATGTATTTTAATCAGCAAATTGCCCTGCCGGATAAGATACGACCAGTCATCATCCGTTTTCGGATTAGCGCACTCTTTATGAATTTTCCAAACCTCTGTGTATATCTCTTTAATCTCCGGTGGCAATTCACATTTCTCCTTAACTGGCAAATCTTCTTTAGGCTCTTTATCAAGCCTGCTCTTTTGGTGCTCCATCTGACAGCTAACCATTTCCGTAACATTCTCACGGTCTCTCTTAATTCCGTGACCTTTCAGAAATAATTCGCATTGCAGAACTTCACCACATTTTGAACATTCGTCTTTTATCTCTTTCCCAAATATCAGCATACGCTTAATCCTTGCTTATGACTACTGCTCTTAAAAATACTCCGATGATGAACAGGATATATACCCATGCAGGAGCTTGCAATTGAAACAGTATCCATGCTAAAACTATGTAAATGAAAATCATGTGGTACACCTCCTAAAGGGCTTTTTATTTTTGAGGAAATTTGAGGGACTAAGTAGGAGCTGTTCGCTGGTCCTGTCAGACCCCCTCCCCCGGTGTGCTATGTTTCTTTTCAACTATGCGTTAAACTAATCTTTCACGCAATCTTTATTGACACATCTTTAACTATCACGTATTTACGCACGTTTCCGTAGTTGTTGCTACTAATTTGCATCTGATGTATTATCGTCATACGCTCCGGAGTCGGTCAACATTGATGTATTTTGTCCATTTGCACCGCCTAACTGTGGCAGATCCGAAGCAGTTAATGCTTGCTTGTGGTTCTGCTGCTCTCTTGATACGCCGGGAAGGTTCCACCCGTAATGCCTATTCAGAATTGCCAGGATTCCAACAGGGTTTCGCTTTGCCGTGGCAAGTTTTGCGCTTAAAGACTCTTCACGAAAATCCGATATCTTTTTGCCGATGTCAGAACTTAATGGACTTGATTTAGTACCCTCATCTCTCCATGTAGCTATTGTATATCTATCTATCCCAGTCAATAAGCTAAACCCTATTGCAGATACTTCTTTGTCATACATCATACACATATATATATAATAATCACATATATGATTAATTAACGTATAGTCATAAGCATTATAATTACTATAACCACCCATAAACCCGTCTATATTATGCATCTCTTTAGATTTAAGACAATCAGGCTCATTAAATGCATGGCGTTTGATATACATAAGAGCAGCATTCCAAACGCTTTGAGACTCTTGTCTGATATCCTCTATTTTCTGATCCTTGCAGAACTGGGAAAGATATAGCTCCATGTCATTCTCATATACCTGGGATGTTTCTGTATTTTCGACTTTTTCCATGCTCTGCACCTCCTTAAAAATCTGCAATAAAAAAATCACCGAGCATCACTCAATAAACCTATGTCTTTTGATCTCCTCCACAGATCAGGTAAAAACATAAATCTAAAAAAGTGACAAGCTAGTGACTTCTTGTCGTTTCCGGTCTGCCGGCTCCGGTGGTCTTGGTTACAATCTGGGCGGCTGCGTATCCAGAGGGGGTTGGATTTGCTCCGCTGTCACTCGCACCGTGTTAACGTCGGCTCCCTAACTGCTTTTATCATACCATAAGTGTTATTTATAAATCTACAACAACCTTTTACGTGTTTGACAATTTGTTGTGGTGGTATGTCTGCCGGTGATCCTGAGCATATAAAAATCATGCGATTAAAAAATATCATCCGTGTAAATTTGGCAAATAGGATTTTTTAACAGACAGACAGGTAATTTTTGCAGATGGGCACATAGTGGCAGTTGGTCTGCTCTAGTATTTATATATACTTGGTTATACAATGTCTTTCTGCTCTTATTTACTTTTATTTTATCTAACCTTTATTTTATCTAATCTTCTTTTATTTAATCTGCGTCTACAAAATGTCTACAATTTGTCTACAAAATTTAGCACGTTAAAATATCGCAGTGAAAATAGATCAAGAAAAGCAGGCTGTTACACCTGCTTAATTCTTGTTTATGCTGTTGCTCTTTCTGTTCTTCTGATCCGTTCCGCTCTCGCTGTGATCCGGTCAATTAGTGCCCTGTCACCGTATGCGGTTTTGCTGGCCAATAACTCCGGGTCTGTCATGTTCTCCAGTGCTTGGAGCGTTTCCGCTTGCACCGTCTCCAGTGCCTGGAGTTCTGCCAGGTTAAATTCTTTCAGCCGTTCGGATTCCGTTGTTTCCAGTTGATCCCGATAGTACCGGAAGAACTGCCGGACGTTTGAACGGATCCGGGCGGCTTTCTTTGCTGTGATCTGCTCCGGCGTTCCTTTCATGTCGTTCGCTCCTTTCGTTCGTTTGTAATTGTATTATACATTACTCAATTTATTATGTCAATACATTTTTATAAATTACTCAATATTTTTCATTTTTGCTTTTATTGCCTCTAATATATAAGCGTTTAGGCTTAAGCCGTCCTTTTCTGCTGCTGCTCTCACCTGGTCCCTATATCCATTTGGTAGCATGACAGATACCCGATCATATTTAGATTTGTTGTACTCGTTTTGCTTATTATAACGCTGTTCTAATTTTCTTTTTGCTTCCAATAATTCCATTTTGTGTACCTCCTTTTTACTTATTATAGTATACTCAATTTAATTTATCAATATACAACATTCTTTTTGTATAAATTACTCAATATATTTATTGTTTAATTGTGCAATATGCTATTTTGTAAAATATTACTCAATTTATATTGACTTATGCAATTACTCAATATATAATAGCATTAACAACAGAAAACAAAAGCCGGTGACCACCTACCAAGCGAACACCGGCACCTAAAAAATAAAGTGAGGTACCAAGTATGCAGAATATAACATTTAATGATTGTCCTTGGGCGGTAGCTTACAAGATCGACAAGAGCACACAGGACGACAGAAAAACAAAGGTAATTATTACCGCTACTTTCTCCCATCCAGACAACGCAGAAGATTTTATAAATAACTGCTTGCCAAAGAACACAAATGATAGATTTTTTATAATTCGGCTGGCAGATCTTGAAAACTGCGAGGATGCCGACAGAATCCAGAAAGTTTCTGAATTCTATGCAAAAATTATTTAAGCCGAAACGCTCCGCCATGGAGCGTCAGCCGTGGGATGGTCTCCCGGCTCTGATGATGGCAGACCAGAAAGGGAAAATATGAGAACGTACGAACAGGATTTAAAAGAGCTTAATATTTCAGAGGACGAATTTAATAACATAATTTCGCACATTTACGATAAAACAGCCGATGAAATGGCGGTACTCGCTAAGGCGATTAAAAGCGGCGCGGCTGTTCTCCCGACTGTAAAAAAAGCATTTGAGCGCGTTCTTGCAATTAGACAGGCGGAAAGACAAGAAGCATATAACATTTATTATAACGATTTAAATACCATGTGTTATAGCTGTAAAAAATGCGGTATAAGTTGTAACGGTACAGTTTGTAAAACTTGGACGGGTTGCGCAATGAAAAATTAAGTCGAAACGGCGGAATCTGCCGCTGTCTGCAGGAACTGCCCTACCTGCACCGATGAGACAGGGCGCATGATGAAAGGATGGTTGATAATATGAGAAAAGAAACAATACAGGAAAAAGAAATAAGAATTTTTAATCTTTACAAAAAAGACCTTGAAAAACTCGGGGACGATAACGGGTATATAAGAATGAACGTTATAGAATACGTTTGTAGCTTTCCAAAAATTAATCCTTACAAGATGGCAAAATCATTAAAAAATAGCGGTTACAATGTTGTTTTTGATGATTCCAGTATAACAAGGGAAGAAAACGAAAAGAAAAGACGAAAAGTTGAAAAAATAGCGTAATTAAGCAAGTAAGACAGGCTTACACCGGGGTTCGATTCCCCGGCTTGCTTTTACCCGGAAACGGGAAAAATTGAAAATATGGAGGTATTACGCCATGAGCGAAAACGAACGCAGAAAAGAAGAACTAATAAGACGACTGGACAACCTCGAAGCCTGCAAAGATAACCCGGTATACCTTGCAGAGATCAAGAAAATACGCAAAGAGCTTGCAGATATAAACTGCGAACAATAGCCGCCGCAGAGGATGCCCGCCGGATCACTACCGGCGGCGGTTTTATGGGTGAAATTTACCCAAAAATAAAAAAAAGGAGGTTACCATAGGATGGAAGAAAAGAACATTGAAAGACTATACAAGCTGTTAGAGTGTGCGGAGCGAGAGAAAGACACGGAGACAGCCGCAGTTTTGCGATGGGCAATTTTTGAACTGGAAAACAGATAAAAGACGGCTTGCAACCGTCTTTTTGTCGTGCTATGGGTATATGCTGATCTGTTTTCGCTGCTCTTCTATGCTTTGGAAAGATTCCCAAACATATTGACTTGACGGCTTGCGCTGTCTTGGTGTACAATCAAATATTACAAGGGGATTATACAAAATGCGAAAAGTGGGAATCGGTCATGTATATGACATTATGGAAAGCGTAGCGGATGCCGGGGAACGGCTGGAAACCGTCATAAAGGTTGAGAGTGCCGCCGGTGGTCTGTCTGCGGAATCTGCGGAGCTGTTGCGGTCTGCGTATGATTCCATGCTTTCTGCAGTCGGAGACCTTGCGAAAGCTGCGACACGGTGACCGGGTGACCGGTCCAGGACTCGCACCGCAGAAGTGTGCAGATGTTCCACACTTTGAAACGGTCTGAAAAAATCAGAGAAAAACCTCTGAAAACGGATTTTCCAGCTTGAAAAGTGCTACCCCGGGGGGATTGAAAATTTTTAGCACGAAAATTGTAGAAAAATTTTTCTTTCAAAAACCTCTGAAAACGAGATTTTCGGTTGAAAATGCAGACCCACGGGGGTATCAAAAGAAACACATTAAAATTTTTTCAATACTTCACATCTATTTATCGACAGAATATCACAAATGTGTTAAAATTTTATAAAATTCAAAATGAAAGGGGTAATTACTCTATGAAACAAAGTGGTTTAGGAATTGCTTCGATGATTTTAGGAATCATCAGTATTTTGACAGCTTGTATAGCTTTCGGAATTGTGCCGGGAATTATAGGTGCTGTTCTTGCTATCATTGCACTATGTCAGAAAGACAAGAAACACGGCACTGCTATCGCAGGACTGACTTGCTCTATTATCGGAATTATTATTTTTGCCATTATGGCATTGTTTGTAAATAGTGTATCCGATAGTAACAAGGAATCTACCGGCACACAGGCATCTGTTTCTGCAATACAAGAAAGTTCTACCGCAGTATCAGAAAGTACACCGGAATCAAAGGTTGAAGAGGTAGAAGCACCCAGTGGTACTGTTATTTCTCCCGGTTACACATTCGATGCGGACGGCTTGCAAGTCACTATTAATGATTTTGACCTTGACTACACTGATTATGAGGATGAATACGGTTGGAACGCTCCTGCTGATGGAACAAAATACATTATGATTGATGTTTCCTATCAGAACAACAGTAAAGATGATAAGTATGTAAGCATCTACGATTTCCAGTGTTACGCAGACGATACAGATTGTGAACAGAATTACAGTGTTGTGGATAACTCTTCGTTGAATGCGAATATTTCAAGCGGCAGAAAAACATCTTACAAGATTGCATTTGTAGTTCCGCAGGATGCGCAGAGTATTGAACTGGAATACGAAACAAGTTTCTGGACGGGCAACAAAGAAGTTATCAAATTACAATAGAATATAGGATTTTAAGGGCATCCGCAAGGGTGCTCTTATTTTTAAACAAACAAAAAAAGAATGTCCTCCACGACAAGGACACTCTTCTTTTTAAAATAAATGCCTGATGCGCTTTTACTGAAAAGTATTGCTACTGTTCAGCTGGTTTAAATTATAACCTGAACACCTACATTGTATCATTCAAGAAAAATTTACGCAAGCATTCTCATGTAATTTTTTATAATTTCATCAGCTACAGCAAACACTTCTCTTCCGTAGGTAGCCAAAAAGTCAGCAACAATCTCTTCTGTCTGAATATCCATAGTCAAATTGTAGGACAGGCAGAACGCATGGCACAATTCATGGCACAGCACACGATCATAGAAATTGCCATGAATCATATTTGATATGTAAATATCTCTTGTGTTCCTGTCTGTCATGCCAAACGTATATGTACCGTCAGAACGCATCAACATAGGACTGTGACTGCCTACGAGCCTTAAATTCCAGTCCATTCCATTTATCGTGAACAACTTACCACCTCCAACATAAAAGGGGCTAAATAAGCCCCTTAAGTGTTTTAACCGATTTTTGTTACCAGTGCAGACAGTTTGTTTCGCAGTACCGTCTTTTCTTCCGGTGTTGCATCGTTGATGATCTCCGTCATATCGTTTGCAAGTTCGGTCATGTAGGTGTTCAGGTCACGGACTTTTGCTTCTTTGTCCTGCTGCGTGTTAGCCTTATGCAGTTCCTTATTTTCCATGTAGGTTCTGCGGCTCATGCCACTTCTGCCCTCTCTTGCATCACGCATACCGGATGAAGAAGTTTCCGTGTAGTACATACGCCCCATGTCTCTGTCCATATCACGGTGATACATTTCCGGGGTCATATGGTAATAGGGTGGCTCTTCATAACCTCTGCGGTAGGTTCCACGACCTTTAGGTGCAAATCTGCCGTCAGCATAGCGGTAATGGTCATAAAAACGTTTACTACCGTCACCGTAACGATCAAACATTTCCATGACTTCGTCCGGGTCATAGTCCTGCATGGTTTTTGTCAGCTCACGGTAGTACATGGCTTCGGACAGATCTTTCATCATGTCGATGACTTTTCCCATTTCGCAAGTATCTACTTTGTCAATTCCTTTGTCAAACTGCGTTTTAGCGCATTCAGAAAGTTTTTCAATCATTTCATGCATTCTTTTAACATCCATGATTTTTCACCTCCTACGCTTCACGAACGGCAATCAAATTGCTGTTCTGCACTTCAATAGCTTGCGTAGAAGTGTTCTGAACGGCTACCGTACTGCAGCATCCACGAGGAACATCAATGTAAGCCTGTGCAGAAACATTGAAGAAATTCTCTACTGCTGCCGGAGTTACAATCATTCTTGTGGACTGCAAAGGTTCTCCGTCTACTGCCAGTGCAAGGGAAATTTCCTCAACAGTTCCACCAGTGGGAATCTGAATGTTGCCGGAATAACTTACAAGGAATCTTGCACGACACTGATTAGTGATACCTCTTAACTTCACAATTCCGGATCCCTCTCTATGATTGATACAGTTACTTCCATTTACGGCAGTTTCGGTAAAAGCAACGTCTGCTCCTGCTGCCACAGTCTGTAATGCTACTGCTGTATATTCAGCCATAATAAAACCTCTCTTTCAAAATCAAAGGGGCAAACCATATAGTCTGCCCCATGTTGTCAGTAATTCTGCATAGCAGACATAACCTTAAGGTTAAGTTACTCGATATGCAGTTTTAGCATCCGCAACCAGTGTTGCAACCACATCCGCATCCGTAATATACATTAGGGTTGGGAACCTGGTATGCCGGGATGGGCGCAGGATTCACAGCGTTGATGATCTGCTGTGTCTGTGCACTCATGGCAGTAGTCAGAAGAGCATTCTGACGATCCTGAGAAGCGGCTCTGCGCAGATCGTTGTTCTCTGCCTGCAGAGTAGCGATCTTATCCTGACATAAGTAGTCAAGGATTGCTCTTGTACCGGCGTTCTGGCTGTCGATAATATCACGAGTGTTGTTATTCATGGTGTTCTGCAATGCGCAAGTATTCGTTGCCATATTGTAGTTTACACCCTGGATAGCTTCACGGGTATCGCAGCAGCACTGTGCTAACTGTGCCTGTAAAGCGTTAGCATTCTGCATTCCTGCTACGGTGTCTGCATTGATAGCCTGTTGGATGCCATAGCCAGTCTGTAAAATGTTGGTATTTACGCCATTAAATCCGGTAAGCATACCATTGTTTACAGCGTAGAATCCGTCACACAGACCGTTGTTGATTCCGTCCAGTTTACCGATGATAGACTGGGTGTCGAACCCTCTTTGCAGTGCAGAATCGGTATAGTAACTGGAATTAGAGCCATTACCGCCCCATCCATTACCGCCCCAACCTCCAAAAATCGCAAAAATTACGACTATGAACCAGAGCCATCCACCGTCACCAAATGCACCATTATTTCCGTAGCCATTTCCGGCAGCCGGAATAACAGGCATGGTAAAAGGACTGTTGTTTGTTTCAAACATATTAGATTACCTCCATAATTTTATTCATAAAGAGGTCTCCCGGGTTTTGTGCACAAACCTCTAATATGCTGTTAAAAAGGAAACTGACTTTTTATCTGTCTTATTACATCATCAGGATTTATACCTTTCGTTTTGCAGATGTTTCTCGCAAGATTTTCTACTCCTTGGAAATCACCTTTTTGAGCCATCCCATAAGCGTTTTTTACCATGTCGTTAGACATGATCTGGCTGTTCCCCATCATATTTTGTATAAACTGTTGCGGATTCCCCATTGACTTAAGCATCTGCATCATCCTTTCTTTGCGATTGTGGAGTTTTCCTTTGCGTTTGCGAAGTTTTCAACTGTTCAATCTTTTGTTCCAGTTCATCGAAACGCTTCATAAATACCGCTGTGGCTTCGTCTGATAGGTCAAATTTCGCCTTTTCTGTGTCTGGCGGTAAATTGTTAGGGTCTGCATCTAAAACAGGCTTGTAAAGCCTTGTATAGATTTTTCCATCTGCTCCCCAGGATTTAGCATAGATCTCCGACAGGTCCTGTTTTGGGAAAAATGCTGTGTTTCCATCCATAGGAACCTCATTCGGTGCTATGCACTCTTGCGCCGGTACAATACGACCGTACATCTGTACTGTGTTTTGCTGTGGCTGTTGCATAAATTGCTGTGGTTGGAATTGCTCCTGTTGTGGCATAAACTGTCCGTACATAGGTGTTCTATACTGCGGATTGAAATAGTTCGGATTCATAATCGGCTGCGGCATGGCTATTCTCCCTTTCTTCCATTGATTCTATCTGTTTCGCAATTTCAACTTCATCAAGTGTCTGATATGTCGGCTTGTTCATAAGTCCCAACGGACTGAAATTCATAAGCATTACCCGTTTCTCCTAAAACTTCCTCGATCACATGAACCATGATTGATTGATACTTAATCGGCACTTCCCTTGTACGTTCTTTGCTGAATATATGTTCCAGTGTTTCATCTGAAAATTTGAATTTTCCCATAAGGTCATCCCTCCTTATGATTAAATTTTTGCATAAAAAAAGAGAGTGAAAATATCATTTTCCTCTCGTTAAAATATCATTTGCATAAGGCTTTTCTATGTACCAATTATGTACCAATTTTTATTAAATTATAAAGAATTATGTTAAATTACGTTAAAGAATAAAATGTCGAAAACACTGATAAACACTGCATTTGTAAGGTTTTGTAAGATTATAAGAAAATACGTGAAATATGGTAAAATATAACGATACCTAATTTCATATTTTTTCATCACCTCTTAAATGCCTTGATTTTACGGCATTTCTTTCTTTAAAATTTGTATTTATGTACCAATTATGTACCACTTTAGATCAAATTACTTTCAAAGCATCTGCAACCATACTTATTTCTTTCTGCTTCTGGTCGTCTGTCGTGTGCACATAAAGATTCATTGTTATGCCTATATTTGAGTGTCCCAAAAGTGTCTGTAATGTTTTTGGCATCATTCCTGCTTCAATACATCTCGTTGCAAAAGTATGTCTTAATATGTGCATTGCAATTTTTCGTATACCTGCTTTTTCACATACTTTAAAAAGCATCGTGTCGTATGTGCTATTTTTAACTGGCGTACCTTTTCTACAAACGAATACGGCATCTTTCCACTCCAAAGATATAAAAGGTAATGACTGATTTTTCTTCTTCTGTAATTTCAACAATCGAATTGCTTCATCTGTCAATGGAATAGTACGATACCCAGATTTACTTTTCGGGTCTCCTTTTCTCCACTCTTTAGTAGAATGTCGGTACTCCATAGTTTTAGAAATAGTCATTGTTTTTTTGCAAAAATCAATATCTTTCCATTCCAACCCAACCATTTCACCTGTTCTTAATCCTGTTTGTAATATAAAGAGATATTGATATTCATAAGGGCAACCAACTATTTCATGGCAGAATTTCTTTTGCTCTTCAATAGTAAGTGCTTCTTTCTTTTCCGACGGTTTTCCTATGTCGTACTTTACCATTTTAGTACATGGGTTTTTAGTAATTATGTCATTTTGATAGGCATAATCAAGCATATTATAAAGTGCTATCCTTGCTTGATATATTGTAGTGGTCTTATAACCGTAATCTGACATATTGTTCATAATTTGTTGACAATGCATTGTATTTACTTCTTTCAGCAACTTATGTCCTATAACAGGAGCAATGTTTTTAATATATCTTTCTCTGTAATTTCTTACCGTATTTTGTCTTACTGTTTTCTCTTTTATAGAAATCCAGTATTCGTACCATGCGTTTACAATTATGTCTTGTGGAAAGTCAATATTGCTATGCGCATCTGAATACTGGTTATCTGCAAGCCACTTTTGACAATCTTTTACCTTTAAAAATAATTTTTGAATACGCTTTCCATTTTTTGAAGTGTATCTTCCCACATAATATCCGTCTTTTCTTTGACTTATTCCTTGTCCCAATTCCTTTCCTTTTAGGTCTTTCCCCAAAACTTTACACTCCTTTCCAATTATGAGAAAAGCCTTATGCAATCTGATATTTTATCACATAAGGCTTTAATTGTCTACAATTCCACATTATCAGAGATAAACTTTTCAAATTCTTTGCGCTTTATTAAACGTTTTTTTCCTACAAAAATTACAAAATTACATCTTGGATTGTTGGAAATTTCTCTGATTTTATTTATTCCTATATTGCTGTATTCGGCAGCTTCATCAAGTGTTAGTGTTACTTTTTCCCATACAGGAACCGTTTTATTCATAACTTCTTCACCTCCGATTTTGTCTTTTATACTTTTTACTCTTCTGTTTACGGTTGCTATCGGAAGAAAAGTTTTTGCAGATATCTGTTCTAAACTCTTACCTCCTGCAAGCAACCAAAACACTTTTTCTTCCTCTTCCGTGAAATTGGCGTTCCGGAAGATTTCTTCAAGTTCTGGCTTAGTCAGTTTTGATAACTTCATAAGCCATTCTCCTTATCTAAATTTCAGTTTACTTAAGTATTTCCACAGTGATTTTAACCCTATCACCGTTCGTAAAATCATAAGAGTTGGTATACCAATGCTTACCATTCTCTACCATATCCTTATGTATCTCGGTGATGTAATCAACTTCGGTCTCCTTGGTCTTTACCCTTGTATTAACTTCTTCCTGCATTGCTTTTTCCTCCAATTCTTCCGTACTATATTTTCGATAGCTGATTCCGTAATTTGTAAATCCACCGGACTGATATGTTATAAGTCGTGACATTTCATCCCTCTTTCTGTTTAGATGCTGCTTTCTTATCGCAAAAACAGCAAAACCGTCCTTCGTTTTTCGGCAGAAGGCTAAATATCGTGGTACCGTCTCAGAAGTTTATAAGGTCATCTTGAACGGTCAAACGGCTGACCCTCTATTTCAGTTTACTTCATAAAGAGCAACCACCTTGTCTTACCTCTCTGATCTCCCAACAAAGGTTTCTTCCCAAATGCTTTTAGCACTTCCGATAATTTGATCTGATCCTCATTCCATTTAAAAACAAGCAGTCCGTCCGCCTCCAGCACCCTCATACACTCATCAAATCCGGTTTTCAGGTACGTTGGCCAATCTGCCGGAAGCACTCCGTATTTCTGCCGGAGCCATGACCCTGTACCGGCATGGATAAGATGCGGAGGATCAAATACCACGATCTTAAAACTGTTATCAGGGTACGGCATATCTCGGAAATCCATATGCACATCCGGTTTTACCAAAAGAGATCTACCGTCACACAAGGTTGTTTCTATCTCCCGATTATCCGCAAAAATGACATCCGGGTTCTGGCGGTCAAACCAAAACATCCTGCTACCGCAACAGGCATCCAGTATTTTTTTCATATTTTGTCTCTCTTTCATTTTTCATAACTAACAGATAAACCATATTTTCCTTTGTTTGCGACATTCACAACACCAATATTCATGATATGCTAATCCGATTCTAAATCTTGTGTTATGAAACAAAACAAATCGCTCTGCCATACACACAGATTCAGGGTGATGTATTTTCAAACATCTTCTTTTTGTCATTTTTATTTCTCCACTAAATCCTAAACTATCTTCATTTTGCGTCGGAGACGATCTGCCCAGTACTCGGTTATCTTGTACTTAAGGCACTCGTCCCTCCACATCTCCCGTCCTGTCTTGCCATCCCAGTGAATGCAATCATCGCAGTTAAAGCACGGTTCATCCATCTCTCCCTGGCAATGGTCAAAACATTCTGCGCTATTAGCACAGTGCTCACAGATACACCCAATGCAGCTCATGTCATTTCTCCGCTAAATCCTAAGTTACATACTTAATTTCTCACCGTATTCAGGTACTCTTTGCATCTTTGATACACTTTCGGATCGAACTCTTTCCGCTCGTGCTCGTACGCACTGTATTCCGCAGGATCGCATCCGGCAATCTGTGCCATCTTAAACATGGACACTTTCGCATCTCTTCTGAGTGCTGCAATATAGCCTGCGTACATATCCTTGTCACCGTTGGCTAACTGTATTCTTGCCATTTCCTGAATATCTTTCGATGCAGATGCTTCCATTATTTGCTTTATTTCACATTCTTCGTTGTGGCAACCATAAAGGCAACCGTGGATTCCATTCTTGCCATCGAAAAAGCCAACCACATATTTCGTTGGTTCCTTGCAATCATTACATTTTGCATTTATAACCATAATTTTCACCACCTTTTAACTTGCCGAACTACCGAATTTTCCTCGGTAGTTCAATTTCTCCCCCGTGTTACCGGGGAATTTTAACTTGCTTTTGAGTTATCGAGTGGGAACTAAAATAGAAACTCAAATTTTTTAGTTCCTGATTTCACTTACTCTGCATATAGCAAAGTTGTTAACAATCAGTTCTCCGTTAATCATGGCATCACCTCCGGCATAAAATCAGATAATCGCATTTGTGCCATTTCTGCATCTAATCTCTTTTTGGACAAATCATAATAATGCTTGTCCAGTTCAAAGCCAACATATGGATGGTTGGTTCTGTAGCAGGCTATCAAGCTACTAGCACTTCCTACATGTGTGTCAAGGATAATGTCTCCGGGCTTTGCATAGCGGTTTAGGAGCCATTCATATAGTGCTACCGGTTTTTGTGTAGGATGAATACGGTTTTCTTTGTGTTTCATATTTTGCTGAAGCATTCCGTTCCACCTATATTTAATCTTCCTTACTGCAGTACTGAACGAAGTCCATGCAAGTTCACAATCAGCAAAATCAGTATTTCCATTATCTTTATCCCAAACAATCCAACAACTACTATCAAACGGCATTTTGCTTATAAAATGATTTGCCCCAAAAATAATCTGATTTTTTGACACTCTAAACAGTTCATCGAAATATTTTTCGTTTGGTGGATTTATATCCATTCCGCTAAAACTCTTGTAATCCTTTACTTTTGCCAGTCTACCTCTTGTATGGTTTTTATCCCCATTTTCTCCAATCCCATACGGTGGATCCACAATCGCAAGGTCAAAGTAACCATCCGGGAACTCTTTCATCCCATCCATGCAATCCATGTTGTAATATCCAAAATCCATTACGGCTCCTTTCTCTTATTTCTGTGCTAAATAGCACATGATTCCACAATCCGGGAATATTTCTGTGTTCATGTCTCCACGGTTGGGATCCAGTTCGTCAAGATATAACGGCGTCCCGTCACTCTCTTTCAGAATGGAGTACCCAACCAGTCGTTCCAACTGTGCCCGGCTCTCAAACACTTCCGGGAAGTCCTTGCGGATCCTGTTCCAATATCCCATACCACCCTTGAAACATCCGATGCAGTTATTGTTCGGATATCCCAGGTCATACATCTTCGGTCGGGGGAAATCGAACGTCCGCTCAAACAGTCCGTGAACCTCTTCCTTTGACAGATTCCGGTCGATCAGTGGAAATTCATGCTCAGCTTGTGGATTAGATTCTACCGTCCGCTCTGCCCGGTTGCGCTCTCGCAGGTCGAACCCCCACACATATGTCAGGTCGTATTGCTTATGTTCCTGCTCCCATTGCTTACGTACACGCTTTTTCAGCCAGTTCGTACATGGGGCAAATCCGTTGCCTGCGCTGCGGAATCCTCCGAACGCTCGGACACATTCTTCCACACATCCATATTCCGTAGATCTAAGTACCTCAATTTCTTTTCCGATTGCCTTTTCGCAATCTCTGATAAATCTCATGCTATCCTCATGTTGATCGGCAATGTCAATGTAAATCCACTTATCAACATCTCCTGCAAGGTATCCAGCCATAAAGGATGATACTCCTGCGCTGATCCAACATACCTTTAGCTTTTCTGCCATAACACCACGCTACAAATGCTGTATCGTGGATCACCATTCGTTTGCTCTACATACGCTTATCAATAAGCCTTATAGCCACGGTGTTGTAATTTTTCGGTACGCCACCCCTATTCACTGCGCACCAACCCGGTTTACCGGGCATTCGTTATTCCTTTCCTACAATCGTTTCTGCCTGCTCCTTGTACATCCTGCCCGCCATCTGCACCAGATAGTGCTGTAAGGCTTCATCCACGCTGACACGATGCTTGGTACAGTAGCGGTCAACGTACCGCTTAAAGTCGTTATTTTTTTGATAAAGTACTTCATATTCATCAAACTTAACCTCGATATTTTCAATGTTGGTACAATCAACTCGTTCCATCTGCATCACACTCCTTCCGGCTTCTCGCACCGTTCAAATTCGATAACCCACACCCACGGATTAGCGCCCCAACCGTAGCGGTCAATGTCGGATTTCTTGATGGTTGATTCCCACAGCCAAGCAAATTGCTCCTTTGCAATCCCATACTCTGGATCTACTTCTGTTCCATAATTTTTTTCACTGTACCCTATATCTTCGTAGAAAAGATTTCCAACGCCTTCATTTTCAGAGTCCTTTGGTGTAATCTCCCGTAACCGCTCCACTCTTACATCCGTAACCTTAAGCCAGATCCGCGCCGCTTCTTTCGGCATGTGGATTGATGGACGCTTAGCCCAACTATAATTCCACCCCGTTTCTGGCTTTTCGTCCGATGCAACGTACTTAAACTCGTTATACCATGACGGTTTTGTATCTCCGTCAATATCCAAATAATACCCTATTTTCTGCCATACAGTTTCTCGAACATACAGGATATCACCCGGACAGATAGGACAGGTTCTCTCCGCTGTACTTAACTGTTCCATATGCTCCTTATCAGCAAAGTTATGTACTGCATAAGTTCTCTTGTCGGCATTGTAAAATTCCATATCCGGCACGGTATACTCATTTGCATCTTTGCATATACGACGGGTGCAGGTCTTCCGCCCATCCAGAATCGCCCGAACCATTTCTGTATTGAATAAAATCGGTTTAATTGCCATCTACTCCACCTCCGTTCACGATTGTAATTGCTTCATCCATTGCCCTGTTCCATTCCAAGTCTTCATCAGTTCGCACGACTCTGAACTTGTCGTTTAACTGATCTACAACCTTGTCCGGGTCGTAGGCGGTCGGCTCATCATTAACAGCATCAACCATCATATCTAAATCTGATGTATTTCTGCGTAATTTCTTCCGCAACTCTATCGCCGAGTTGAGAAGAAACAACAAATGATCCGCATCAATCAGTCTTCCCATCGTTCGCCCTCCTCTCAATACACTTTCTGCCCGCACCCACAATATCCCGGATAAGGCATTAGGTTATGACACTTTGGGCAGAAGTATTTTCCTTCAATGAGTTCTCTTGAAATCGCTGTCTGCTTCTCCACAGCTTCACGGCATACCTCCACCGTGCCGATCTGGCGGTACTGCTGCACCTCTTCCAGTGCCTTGATTGCCATTTCCAAATCTTTCATTCCACATTCCGCGGATACCTGTCCCGCCGTATGCATTCGATACTTAATTCTTTTACATGCTTCATTCTCCGTCATATCCACTCCTCCTTAACTCCATTTAAAATCCTCACAAGGTCTCATTCTCCGCTGATTCTTACCCCTTTTATTGCATATTCCCCAACCACCGTAATGACAATCTTCGCAGGTAATCGGATATTGATTTAAATTTTCCTCAATACATTTCTTGCACTGGTAAGAATTTTGATTATACACATACCGACAATTACGATTCTTGCGTTTGCATGTCGCCATATTACTCCTCCAACAGTTCCTGATTGTCAAACTTGTTACCGAGAACCTCATAATCAAAACCACTCATAGAAATATCATCTGTGCACTCATCAAGTGTCATTTGGAAATTGCAGCACAGAGCTCTCACATCGAATCTTGCCTTGCACTCATTCCACAGAACCAAACATCTGTAAAATGCCGCTCCACGCTTAATACTGCCATTTACAATATCATTCTCCCAAATCACCCTGCCGTTCTTGTCCTTAAGTCCGGTACACTGGCAGATGGTGGATGGTGCTACCTCAAATGCCACAAACTGCAAACACCCTTCTTCTCCGACCTTATCACTCTCATTTACCGAGTTACCAACTGCATGAATAAATACTTGCCCTGTTACACCATCATCAATACAATTTCCAACAACCCACTCTCCGTTATCAATCCGCTTTCCACGGAATAAATATCTATCCTGCATCTTCATTCCTCGCTTTCTTTCTGTAACCATGACAATGTACAATCCTTACATACCTTGTCACTTTTTAATAAATTCCGCAGGACACATAATAGCGCCATTGCCAGTTCCTCGCCCGTCATGCTCCTGATCCGGTCTGCGTTGGTCATAGGTGCGTAGTGCTCGCAATCTCTTTCTATGTCCTCATGCGGACAGTCGTTGATTTTCTCGCACCATGAGTACGCATCAAACCCGTTATCCTTTGTTCCTAAATTCTTGAAGTTATTACATTTCACCATCTTCTACCTACTTTTCTTGCAAAAATCTCTTGATGACATCAATATCTCTGTCCAGCACGCTTAAATGCTCTTTGTTCATTTTTTGATAGACAATCAAGGGATTCTGTCTTCCTGCCTTTTTCGCTCTTAATACTTCCCATATACCTTTCGGTTCTTCAATCGTCCATCCGGTTTTGATAAGCCATTTGCGAAAAGCATCCAATTTGTTGCTATGCAGTGTGTTCCTATTTGCCATATTCTCCCTCACTTTCCCGGTACGGTTCCGGCAGTGGCATCCACGCAATAACTTCAAATGGAATTTTCTCTCCGTCTGCATTGTTCCATCCGTGACCGTCATATCCGACAAAATACGGAAGTATATTTTCAAAATCCGTTTGTGTTGACGGCTCACAATCCATAACAGTTACCAAACATCCATATGATTCTTCCGGCAGTCTCTCGCTTACTGGAATCCAACCAGCAACGCTTTTTCTTTCACTAACAACCTCAAAGCATTTATCTTTCCATTCCAATACAAAATCAAGGTTATACGAACTGTATCCAATGTGGTAATAGTCCTCTCCGACTTCTTTGTATTTGATTCCGTAATAAGGTTTTTCGCTTATCATATTCACAATGATATCTAATTCGCTAACTTTAATACGTTCTGTTTGTTTATTACTCGTATCTTGCATATAATCAGCTTCTTCTCTCTTCATTCCGCACCTTCTATTTCTGCCAGTTTGGCTTCGGCTTCCTCTTTTGTGAAGAATACTGTTTTGCCAATTTCACCTACTTCTGCATCGATTGTATTTGTACACCAATCTGTAGGGTCTAAATCGTATTCAGGAATAGGTCTTCTGTACGGGAAAATATCTTCATCTGTCGCAAGCGCAATATATGCTTTTCTGTCAACAGGATTTATACCTAATCCGCAATGAGTGCACTCAACCACTTCATAATCATAAATAAGATATACTATGTCTCCTGATTTTGTGTACACTTCTTTACACGGCAACCGCAAGAGCAATCCCTGCTCTTCGGCATCCTCATAATCTGCTAATTTTGTAAGTACTTTTGATGCATAATCACTTACCGTAGGATATCCTTCTCTGTCTATCATTGACTTTTTGCTTATAGCAGTTCCATTAAAATTTCTTTTTCTTTCTGTCAGTCTTTCCATTCTTGCTCCTTTCCGCAATCCTCGGCTTGCTCTCCATCACAGGGTAGCTGCAGTCATACGGTTTTGCCCGTCCGATTCTAATATCATCAGCAACCGGATGTGTAGCCATGTATAGTAAGTCACCGTTCTGAAAGTTTCATGTTCCCTCTCTCATACAGCTACACTCCTTTTTCCGTATGTACTTGCGATTCTGTATACATTGCAAATTTCTCTGTAATATATTTCCTGTGCATGGATATGAGCATCCACACGGTCAAGTTCCGTCTCACACCACTTTGCAAATTCTTCTGTGGACAATGGTGTCTCCAAATTTTCAAATTTTTCTCTGTTGTCAATCACAAAACACACCATGTCAACCGGAATGTGGTTCAAATCTGCAAGAATCTGAATCTGTTTATCCTTGTCCTCTGCTTTTTCATAATTCGCCAACAATTCATAACCTGTCATCTGCATCTATATCACCTCTTATCAAGTTTGATTTCTTTGTCGTAGCAATTTTTCTTTGGATTTCCCTCTACTGGGGAAACCATCTTTTTAGGGTCTGTAGTGTATGATCCGTTTAGTTTCACACCTATTTTGCTTTTTTCATCCACATAGCATGACGGCTTGTAACGATCCGGTGGAATGTAGTTGTGAATGCGCCAGTGCTTCACCAACACGACACCACTGTCGAAAGATAAAAGGAATCTGCTGTCTATCAGTATCTTCAAATCATCATCAGATGCACCACACATCCTTATGATTTTCCGTGGATTGTTCACAAATCCGTCATCATCCGTGTTCATGCAGATGTGAAAATAAAGCATTTGAGCCGTAGCAGGAATATCCAAAAAAGCATCACTCTCAATTATTTTTGCGCTGAACATTCTTTTTTCTGCCATATAGAACTCCTTACTCAAAAATAGGCTTCTCAATATAGATCCCGGTATTTTCCACCAGTTCTCTCCATAAATCCATGAAATCCTTTCCGTTGCACTTGTCTCCAGCTTTGTCCATGTGGTCAGAAAACTTATCCTTGAAATTCGTCAGCTTCTTCTTACCGAATCCATCTTCCATAAGGATCACCATTCCATATAGGATGTACCTTGTGGACAACTCATTGATAAGGTTGTTACATCTGACCTGTTCCTGGATGCATTTCTGCGCTACAACCGACTTGTAATGTGGATAATCAGCTTCGGTAAATTCCTTGTACTCAATCGTCCAGTCTGCAAAATCGTTAAGCCTGTTCTGCAGCTCCGTATAAGGCTCATTCTCGTACTTTTCGTTGTACTCGGTGAATTTACCACAGAAGTCGGAAAGTCTCGTCTGTGAGTACTTGTAGTCTTTCCACAGGGTATAGCAGAACAGTGTCAGTATTCCGGTGAATGGACTTCTCTCCGCAGACTGTTTCAAAAGTTCTGTCTGCCGCATGATTTTCAAAATTTCCTGCGGATTGTCATATCGTTTTGGCATTTTATGTTACCTCTTTTCAAATTCTGACTCTTTCCTTTTGCAATGAGTAGCACCGTATTCTGATTTTCCTACATATTCGTAGCAATCAACACATTTCCATCTACCACTTTGATACGGTTTGTGAGTACGTCCGTTGATTGAGTGCATTGTGTTTGGGTACTCATTCCAACAGCTACAATCGTAATTTTTTTCGCTCATGTAATCTTCTCAAATTGCTTTAACAGGCATTCCTTACAAAACTGTACACCGTCAAACTCGTAAAGTTCCTCTACCTCTTCCTTACAATCATCGCAATACAAATGTTTCACATTTATGTTCGGGCACCTATTGCCGAGACATGGATAAGCTTCCGTTGCGCATCCGCAGCATTCACCTTCGTATTTCACCATTTTCTGAAAAACTCCTTTAATTTATTGCATACTTGCTGAAATCTATACTTAAACAAATACTTTTTAAAAGATTCAGTTCCGTATTGATAGCAAAGATACATAATTTGTTTTTGAGTAGAAAGAGATTCATAAAACTCCTTGTCAGTTTCTTCAACGTATTGTAAAAGTACTTCATAGTCTGTTTTATTCATTACTTTCACCATCCTTTTCTCCATGCAAAAGTTCCATAAACCGAACAAATTGTCTTTGCGACACGGAATTGTTCTGCTTCTCAGGCTTCAAACTGATTATCAGATGCTTGTCGGCAATGTTCGCCAGTTCCCTTGCAAGGTTGATTTTGCCTTGCTGTATGCCTTGCGAATAAGTTTTAGGCTGTTTATATTGCCCTGTTACTTGTTTCCCTTTACCTTGGCTTCCTGCCGTGACGTTGTACATCTGAATACCACTATCAGAACATTTTTTAATATACTCGACTTCTTTTTCATCAAGTTCTGATATCCCACAGGTTAAAAAATGCAATGACCACCCATGCGGATTATCTTTGCTCTTGAAGCCATGTTTTTTAAGGCTCAATGCTATATGGTCGTATTCCGCAAGGTGAGAAGATGTGCGCTCTAAAAGTCTGACAGCTTGCCCACAATACCCTCTTCTGATTCCTGCTTCGTCCACTCTGTAAAACAAATAGATTCCGCTAACATTCGATATTTCGGGGCATATCTGTTTTATTTTTTTCTCACGTTCTGCTTTCATAGCATAGATTTTCTTCCAATCAGCCAACCGAATCACCGCCTTTCAAATGGAATCAAATATCCGTCCGGCAAGGCATTTATAATATTTCTCAATGCCCCATATCCTGTTTTTTGCATATTGACTAAAGCATTGCTTTGACAGGTATTCAGTTCGGATATGTTAGAATCAATGCTCTGCATTATTTCACTTCTTAATTGCGGTGTAAGTGGTCTATAAAATGTGTCAGCCATTCGCACCACCATTTCTGTACTTTTCCAGTTCTGCAATCATGGTCTCTCTGCCAATATCTGCGCTCTCATACCACTCTACCGCATGAAAAACACCGTTAAGATTCTCGCTCAAAACCTCAATTCTGATACTTGCCGACCGGATATACTCAATCAACCGCTGTGTATCTCGTGCTATGTCCTCGTAACCGTACAACTGTAAGTGTTGCACCATAATTTCAAGGTTGGAGATACTTGACGGCTCCATTAGCTCATTGACATCCTTGTAGCACAAATAACCAAAACTTCCACCACTCAAAACGGGCACTCCTTTCCATTCTGTAAAATCCATTCCTTGCCTGCTGCCGCATAGTCTACATTCGCCAATGGATCAATCTTTTTTACCTCTGTGACACATTCTTTGGCATCAGAATTATCACGGCTTAAATGGCACAATATGACGTTCTGCAAGGCATCTGATTTGTTCGCAAGAACAAATTCCTTTACTGTTTCCAGTTCCATATGACCACGGTACACATGGGATTTCTTAGCATCGTTGGAATCCTCTGTAATGTACTTCTTCTGATAGTTACATGAAATAAGGATGTGGTTTAATTCATGGAACCGCCACTTAACAAATTCCGTGTCAGTTACATAAAGCAATTTCCCCATTTCCGGGTGAGTAATCAGGAATCCATAACAAGGGCATTCTGAACCATCAGCGTTGGTATGTGTCCACTTACCATCCAGTGTAGTAAGATCAAATGCCATTATTTTTCCACCAGTAAAGCATATTTCCATAGGTTCTAAACTCTCATATGGCTTAAATACTGCTATTCCCATGTGTTCAAGGTCTGATACGGATAATGAGTGGTCTTTGTGCGTATGGGTGCATATAGCACCCACAACACACTTTATATTCCAGTTAAGACCACGTTTTATGTCCATGATAGAAAGTCCTGCATCCAGTAAAAGTGTTTCACCGTTATCTGCCGTTAGAAGATAGCAGTTACCGGAAGAACCGGAGCCTAAACATTTTAGTTTCATCAGCGGATACCTCACTATCTGAAAAACAAAAACCAAATCAACGCTGTGAAACTGCATGCAATAGCTGAGATAAATAAAATAAACACGATAAATCTCATCGGTGTCATTTTGAGTTTTCCGGTGTATGCAAGAGTGATTTTTTCTATTGCGCTAATAGATGAACTTACAAAAAAACGACCAATAAAAAACGCAACCCACAGTACAATACCTACTTTTACAAAAATCATAATCCCTTTTCCTCCTACTTAAAGCAATCCGGTGTCTCTGCGCTGGCAATGTCCGTCTCTGCGGTCTGCGGTACTTCCTCAAATGTTGTGTCAGGAAACTCGATAGTGTTTGCATTTGCCTGTACCTCTTCTGCCACAACTTTTTCCACATCAAGTTTCACATCGGAAACATCAGGAAATTCTTCCTGTGCATACAAACCTTGGAATTTATCCGGAAAAGCTTCTCTTAAGGCCTGTACAACAGCAACTTTTCTTATCATTGTTGCAGGCTTTTTAGACCATTGACCGTTTATTGTTCCATCTTTTTTTCTTCCAACATATTCATCGAAAGATACTGACTGGTACTCCGGTGTCTCTCTTCCTTTGATAAACACTTTAGCCCAACCTCCTACAATAGATTCGTCCTTAAGGACAAAAGATCCTTCTCTTTCTTCAACGGAACCATCTTTCTTCTGAACAATAATTCCTGCTTTTTTTCCTGCATAATTCGGATTTGCATCGGCTCTTTTTGTAAAAACATCTTTTCCGGTAACAATCGTAGCAGGATCATTGTTTCCAAACTTAATGAGGTATGCTTCTTTCAAAAAAGGATTAAGATGCTGATATCTGCAAAGAGACATAAACATCATTACTTCCTGATCCGATACGTTTCCACCACCGCTTACAAGGTACTTTCTTACCGTTGTTGGGGAAATTTTTACAATTTCCCCATTTGATTCGTATTCCACAATTCCTGTGTTTTCCTGCTTCTTTTCGTCTGCCATGTTTCTACCTACCTTTCTACCTTTTTGATGCCGTCAATTCCTATGATGAATACCTTGGTTGTCTTGGGATTCTGAATCAGTGCAATAGTACTTGCAAACCTATCATGTTTTTTAATTCTTAAAACTTTGTATTCGTCTTCATTTTTAACATCAGAACCTATTACAAAATTCTGTTTGTATCCTAAAAGACCACTCCATGTATCGTATAAGTTGTACTGCTTACTGGTATTCGTGACCTTTACGGTATCTCCCACGCAGATTTCGTCTTTCTTCTCTGGTTCTTTCTCCAGTTTGTAGTTTTCAAGTACAACGTACTCTTCGTGCCATACGTAACAACTTTTAACAGAGTTTTTAACCTTACATCCTACGTTCCCAATACCAATTACTCTGAAAATCTCTCCGTTTTCATATGATATAAGAAGAGGTTTTGCATCTATAATCTTGATGTACTCACCGACTTTAGCTTTCCTCTTCACCTCACGGACACCGTTATCAGGCTTCACATCCTCGCCCATCAGTCGATTAAAAGCCAACTTAGCACCAGTACGGAAATCAAATTCATCAGCAGGATTGCAGTTTGCTTCTGCTTTCTCGCCAGTGGACTTGTCCAGCGCAACTACTTTGTTGTCATTGCGGTAGATGACGATTGTTTCACTTCCTACTTTTTTCAACATGTCAGAAAATAGAGAACCAATTTCAAAATTTTTTACACTATAAGTCCTCCCCGCAATATCTTTGTAAGAAACAACGTCACCACTGATTTTTGTGATTTCAATTACAGCACCTTTGTCTACAAACAATTTGCTTGTATATCTTTCTCCAACCTTAAATTTACGTTTTTCCATATTATTCTTCCTCGCTTTCCGGCTCATTCATAAATCCACTTGCAACTCCCTGATGCACTGTCACATCAGCTTTGTAAATCTCCTTGATGCTTCTAGGCATCACATGAAATGTCACATCCGTATCAGCAATTTTGCCTTTGAATTTCAAGGCTCCACGGTCTGAAAGTCCCAGGTACACACCCACGCAACACTTGTCATCAAAATTGAATATCACGGTGTCACCGGCATTGATTGTTTCTCCGCTTGTTGTCAGAACAGAAATGACTGTCTCTTTCTTAATCTGCATTCTCCACCTCCACAAGTTCACCATTTTCCAATCTGTACCATGTATCCGGCTTCACTTTTTCACCGTCTACCCGGAACATCTTCGCACCGACAAACTCCCATGCTTCCTGCTCTGCTCTGTCGTATCTGTCATCCTCTTTACTGCCAATATATTTCCATTCAGCAAGAACGATATGGGAACCAATGACACCCATTGCTTTCCCTTTGTATCCCCATGCAACCGCAACGCTCTCGGAATCGTTGGCAGAGGATGCACCTTTGTAACCTGTGGCAGAGGATGCACCGCAGTTACCTGTGGCAGAGGATGCACCGCAGTCACCTGTGGCAGAGGATGCACCGCAGTTACCTGTGGCAGAGGATGCACCGCAGTCACCTGTGGCAGAGGATGCACCTTTGTAACCTGTGGCAGAGGATGCACCGCAGTTACCTGTGGCAGAGGATGCACCG